TGAAAGGTGCTAAATTAGGTAAAGCATATCCTGTATTAGATGCCGCAACTCAAAGAAAAGTTAAAGCTATTGCAAAGAAACATTCTGGTAATATGGAAAAAGCTTTAAAAGATATTGAAAAGCTTAAGAAAGGTTTAGGCGATAATCCAGATGTAATGGATATTCTTAAAAAAGCTAATGAAACATATGACTATGGTTCTGATAAAGCTGTGAAAGCTGCAAAGAAGAAAACTCCTGGTCAAAAAAATGAAGCTGTTGACGTAGATCGCAGAACAAAAGGTTTCAAAGAAGCTATGAAAAGAGCTGAAGCTGCCAAGAAAAAACGTGAAGCATATAAAAAGAAAAAGGAAGCAAAGAAAGATCAAGCTGAACTTGATGCACGTTACGATTATGATGGCGAAGTAGATACTGTTTTAGCAGCTGCAAATTCGGTTATGCTTGGTAAAAAATTACCTGAAGATGCTGCAGCAAATTCTGTTGCAAGTGGTAATGTAGATATGACACCACACGTAAAGAAAAAGAAAAAGAAAGAGTTAATGGCTCGTAGGAACTACTAATGAAAAGTTTTAAGATGTTTGAGAGTGATGCATATCACTCAGGATTATCTAAATCAAGTAAAGCAAAGAGGCAAGCTCAATTTAAAAAGCAAGCCAAGATGGATGACGATGATCCAAATGCATATAAGCCAGCAGTAGGAGATAAGACTGCGAAGACTCGTATGTCTACTCATACAGCAAAGATGCGTAAGATGTATCCTGATGTATATGAAGGTAAGGCTGATGTGTCATTAAAAAAGAAAGCTAAAGCATCTGGTATGTCACTTAGTGTTTTAAGACAAGTTTATAATCGTGGTGTTGCTGCATGGAAGACTGGTCATAGACCTGGAACAACACCTGAACAATGGGGCCATGCGAGAGTTAATTCATTTGTAACAAAATCTAAAGGTACTTGGGGTGGGGCCGATAAAGATTTAGCAGCTAAGGTATAAGTATGAAATCATTTAAAGCATTCGAAAATAAAGATGAGTTTACACCTCATATGATGTATGACCCTAAAACAAAGAAGGGTTATAAAGCAAAAACATATGACGATCATATGAGAATGAAGAAGATGGGGTATGTGCATGACTTAGATGAATTAAGTCCAGCCGCAATGAAGAGACGTAAAAGAATGCAGGCTCATTTAGCAAAAACTATGAAAAAATATGGTGATGCTGCTAAAATGGGAATACCAGCAGCTCAAGTTAATCAAAGACGGAACGCCCCGACGAGAAAAAAATCAAGTTAGCCCTTGCCTTTTTAATTATGGCAGTATCAATACCAGCTCAAACAACGATCAACGTAGTTGCGGATACGTCCGATTACTCAGCTAAATCCAATTTAAAAGAACGTACTGGTTCATTCTTGACCCAGGCAACACAACTAGTATACGACGATATACGAAGATTCCAAACATCATCTCAAGGATATTTCACTCAAGCAGAACTTGATGATTTTAAATATCATGCGTTTGAAGGTAATGTATTATGGTTTATGGATGAGTTAGTTGGTATAGAATCAGATTGGAAAAAGGATGCAGCGGCAAGTAGTACTACAGCATATGGTTATGTACAGTTTACGGTTGACTCTGTAGAAACCGCAGTGAATAGATACATTGGCCATTTAGATAGATTTAATGCAAGGAAAGATGTAAGAACATGGAAACCATATAGTCGTCCATTAGGAACTATTGCTACACCATTCTTTATATCTAACCTAAAACAAAAAATAGATAATGGTACATATCATCATGAGACTGATTTGGATGCATTAACGTATGACCAGCAATTAGCGTTAGCATTCGTACATTTACATAGTAAAAAATCTAAAGACTCTAATTTTAGACTGTTATCCTTTGGTGATGTAACAGCAGCAAAAGATTTATATACAAATAATCACCATACAAATCCAGACCAAGCAACATTGAATAGATTGACTGGATTTTTTAAAGTACATTATAGAACCGCTGAAGAGACAGAGATTCAGCTTAAAGATATACTTCCTGGTGCGCTTTTAGCGGATTCGCTTTTAAAAGAACTAGAAAAATCACGATATAGTGGAGTAATTGACTCTATCAAAGCGCGGTTTGGGTGGTAGGTTTTATATAAATAAGTCTATATAACAAGGAAACATCATGGCAAAACCTAATTCAAGATCGACATTGCAAGATTACTGCTTAAGAAATTTAGGCGCACCTGTAATCGAAATCAATGTGGATGAAGACCAAATTGAAGATCGTACTGACGATGCATTACAATTCTATCAAGAATATCATTCTGATGCTGTAATTCGTGAATATATCAAGCATGAACTTACTGCAACTGATATAACGAATAGTTACATCACTGTTTCTGATTCTGTCACATCAGTTGTGCGTATGTTAAAAATTACAGGTACTACCGGTTCTGCATTATTTGATATGGGTTATCATATGCGTATGAATGATATATTCATGTTGCAAGGTTTAGGTACCCAAATGCAAGAATACATCCAAGGGCAACAGAAATTATCTTTAGTTGACCATAGATTGAATAGTGAAGAGCATATAAGATTTAGTAGACATATGAATAGAGTTCATATGGATCAGGGTTTTGGTGATCTAAAAGCTGGTGAGTTTATTGTATTAGAAGTATTTACTATTATAGGTCCAGATAGTTATACAGATGTATATAACGATCACTATTTAAAGAAATATCTTACTGCATTAATTAAGCGTCAATGGGGTGCAAACTTAATGAAGTTTGAAGGTTTCCAATTGCCAGGTGGAATAACAATGAATGGACGTCAAATTTATGAAGACGCTATCGAGGAAATTCAGGGGTTAGAAGAAGAAGCTAGGCTAATTTGGGCCATGCCAGATAACTTTTTAATGGGGTAATTAATGGCTACATCAGTATATTTTTCAGGTGCTGTAAAATCTGAACAGGATCTGTATGAAGATCTTGTAACAGAAAGTATTAAAATATTTGGGCAAGACGTGGTATATATTCCACGTACTCGTATATCGGAAGATGCTTTACTTAATGAAGAGTGGAGTGAGTACACCGCTGCATATCCAATAGAAATGTATTTAGAAAACGCTGAAGGTTTTGAAGGCGATGGTAATCTATTAGGTAAATTTGGTTTAGAGATTCGTGACCAAGCAGATTTTGTAGTAACAAAGAGACGATGGGATTCTGTTGTGGGTGTGAATGTAAATGATGTAGGTTATTCTAGAAAGGGTAAACCTGCTGAAGGTGATCTCATTTATATGACAATGACACAAAGATTATTTGAGATTAAATATGTAGAACCTAAAAATCCATTCTATCAATTAGCAGATCTTCCAAGCTATACACTTACTGCTGAATTATTTGAATATAACGATCAGCATTTTGATACTGGTTGGGATGAGATTGATAAGATTGAATGGGATAATGCTACATCATATAGTTATGTTCTTACTTCAAGTTCAAATTCATATACTCTTGGCGAAAAAGTTACACAATGGACTGGATCAAATGATGGAGATGGTGACCCAATTAATGTTGAAGGTTATGTCGCAGGTTGGGATGGCGATAACAACAGAATAACACTTATATCTCCACATCAAAGTACAAATGGTGATGGTACATTTATGCAATTCTCTGTACAAGCTGCATCAAATAGAAAACTTGTAGGTACTGAATCTGGTACATCATTAAATATTGTAACAGATGAAACTACAACAATAACACAATATAACCAAGATGTATTTGCTGATAATGATGAATTCGAATTGGCTGGTGATGCTGTTATAGACTTTACAGAATCTAACCCGTTTGGTGATCCATAATGTTTGAAAATCATTTTTATAACGAATCAACACGTAGAATGGTATCGGTATTCGGTAGCATATTTAACGATATGGAAGTCGTTAAAAAAGATTCTAGTGGTAAGATACTTAGAGAAATTAAAGTACCTCTTGGTTATGCGCCGAGAAGTAAAGTACTTGCACGTTTAAACGAACAAACAAGTGATCCGAAGCTAGCAATTAAATTGCCAAGGTTATCATTTGAAATATCTTCTATGGATTATGACCCAAATGCACGTGTATCTAAACACAAGAATTACAAAAAGGTTGTAACAGGAGATACATTACAACTACATAAACTAGGCGCACCCGCTGTTTATAAAGTTGGATTTGAATTAAATATTATGGCGGCAACTCAAGATGAAGCTCTGCAATTATTAGAACAGATACTTCCAATGTTCCAGCCAGAATATACAGTAACAATAAAAGATATTCCAAGTATGGATATTACAACAGACACTCCTATTATTTTAGAGAGTGTTGCCTTAAATGATGATTATGAGGGTGATTTAATTACGAGGAGAGCTATTATATACACGTTAACTTTCTCAACTCGTATTCGTTATTATAGAGGTCTTGGTAAGAGCAAACAAATTCTCACTACGGAAGTTGATTATTCAGAGAATCCTGATCCTACTACTCATAAATTTGAGCAACAAAAGATAGTAGGTACTACAACAAGTGATGGAGCTGGAGGTTTTAAAGAACCATACACTGAAACGATTAACTTTTTTGATGTAGAAGATTAAGGAGAATACAATGTTTAGATTTAATGCACGATTAGTAAAAGTTGTTGATGGAGATACCATCGATGCAGATATAGAATTAGGTTTTTCTGTATTCATGAGGGATAGAATCCGTTTAATGGGTATAGATACACCTGAGAGTAGAACAAGAAATTTAGCAGAGAAATCATGGGGGCTTGCTGCTAAACACAGATTAATTGAACTATTGGCAGAAGCTGATGGCCATTTTACTCTAGTAACCGAAGATATGGAGAAAGGTAAATTCGGAAGAGTACTTGGTACGATTGAGGTTAATGGCAAAGATGCTAACCAAAGTCTTATCGAAGAACAATTAGCTATACCATATGAAGGTGGCAATAAAGAAGAAAGCCGCACGAAGCATGGTGTATTAGAATTATGGAATACATATTATGAAAACCCACAGGAACACGACGACGACCATGAGCACGGAGACGAGAATCCAGAAGCGCATATCGACTGGCACCAAAAATAAAGTCGATTCGGACTACGAGAGAGTTCGTAGAGATTTATTTGATTTATCCGAGCAAGGTGACGAAGCTATTGAGCTGATGTTAGAACTTGCTCGTGAATCAGAGCACCCACGTGCATTCGAAGTACTTGGTCAATTAATCAAAAATAACGCTGAGATAGGCGAAAAGATTCTTAAACTCCACAAAAGCAAAAAGGAACAAGATAAAGAAGATGATGTTCCTGCACTTACTCAAGGAGCAACTAACAACAATGTTTTTATTGGCTCAACAGCTGAGCTACAAAAGATGTTACGTGATGAAAAGGTAATAGAAACAGAACCGGACTTATTTGATAAATGAGAGAAACAAACTACTTAGGCAATCCGAATGTTCGGGGTGCTGATGTAGAACACGCATGGACTAAAGAGGAATTAAAAGAATACGCAAAGTGTTTGAACGACCCTAAGTATTTCGCACGCCAGTATTGTAAAGTAATCCACCTCGACAAAGGTTTAATACCCTTTGATCTATACCCGTATCAAGAGAAAATGTTTGACTCTTTTACGGCCCATCGCTTTAATATAGTTCTGGCATGCCGCCAGAGTGGTAAATCCATTGCTGTGGTCGCGTATCTTCTATGGTTTGCTATCTTTAAAGGGGAACAAGTTGTAGGTGTACTTGCGAATAAAGAAGCAATTGCAAGGGAGATGTTAGCACGTATTACTCTGATGTTAGAAAATCTACCATTCTTTTTACAACCAGGATGTACTGCACTGAATAAGAAGTCTATAGGGTTTAGTAATAATTCTAGAATTGTAGCGGCTGCTACTTCATCAAGCTCTATTCGTGGTATGTCACTTAACCTTGTATATCTTGATGAGTTTGCATTTGTAGATAACGCTGCAGAATTCTATACATCAACATATCCAGTTATCTCATCTGGTAAAACATCAAAGATTATTATCACGTCTACAGCAAATGGTATCGGTAATATGTATCATAAACTATATGAAGGTGCTGTTCAAGGTACAAATGAATTTACACCGACTCGTGTAGATTGGTGGGATGTGCCAGGAAGAGATGAAGAATGGAAAAGAATGACTATTGAAAATACATCTGAACTCCAGTTTGACCAAGAATTTGGTAATAGTTTTCACGGCACAGGAAATACTTTAATATCTGCTGATGTATTATTAGCGTTAAGATCTACAAACCCATTAGAAATATTTAATAGTGTAAAGATCTTTGACCATCCTGAGGAAGATCATAATTACCTCATGTTTGTTGATGTATCTCGTGGAAGAGGCCAAGACTATTCTACATTTACAATTATAGATATAAGTGTAAACCCATTCGTACAAGTATGTACATATCGAGATAATATGATAAGTCCGTTGTTATTCCCTGATTTATTATACAAATATGCTACACATTATAATGAGGCTCATGTAATAGTTGAATCAAATGATGCAGGCCAAGTTGTATGTAATGGTTTATATTATGATTTAGAATATGAGAACGTATTTGTAGAATCTATGGTAAAAGCAAATGCAATCGGTGTTACAATGACAAGTAAAGTTAAAAGAATCGGATGTTCTAACCTTCGTGACATTATGGAACAAAAGAAACTTATTGTAAAAGATGAAGAAACTATACGAGAAATGAGTACATTTGTAGCAAAAGGTAGATCTTACCAAGCAGATTCTAACTCATATGATGATTTAATGATGAATTTAGTGATGTTTGGATGGTTTACATCTACACCATTCTTTGCTGAATCAACTGATATTAATATGAAACACCTATTATATAAGCAAAAAGTACAACAATTAGAAGATGAAGTCATACCAGTAGGTATTATGCCTGAAAGAGAAGATGGTCATCATCCGTTTGGGGCAGGCTGGGAAACCTATAAACCTTAATAAGTATAAATAAGTATATTGAGAAATGCACGTATTATGATAAATCTTATAATTAACATGAAGGAGTTTAGATGGCTAATCTAGTTTCGCCTGGAGTACAGGTAAAAGAAATCGATTTGACCAATGTCGTTCCGTCAGTATCGTCTACTATAGGAGCCATGGCTGGAGCATTCCAGTGGGGCCCCGCTGATGAGATTACTACTGTTACATCGGAAACAGAATTGGTTGATAAGTTTGGCGAGCCAGATGCAAGCACGTTCGAAAGTGTTTTGTCTGCTAGTCAATTCTTAAGCTATGGCAACAATCTAAAAGTTGTTAGAGCAGTTGGTTCTTCAGCACGTAACGCGACAGCGTCAGGTACTGGAATTCTAACACAAAACAAGACCGTATTTGACGGTCAATCACCAGCGGCGGCAGATTACGTACAAGCTCGTCACCCTGGTACTATAGGTAATGCGGTAGGAGTATCGATCATCACTGCTGGTCAAACAATGACAGCGTGGCAAGCAAGCCATGTTGAAAGTGCGCCAGGAACAACTGCGGGAGCAGCTGCAGTTGGTGGTTCAAATGATGAAATGCATTTATGGGTTTATGACGTAGATGGTACAATAACAGGTACGGTAGGAACAGTACTTGAATATTGGACTTATTTGTCACAAGCCAGCGATGTTAAATCATCTGATGGTTCTACACTATACTATAAAGATGTTATCAATCAAGGATCCGATTGGATCTTCGTCGGTAATCACAAATCATCAATGAGTAAAGCAGGTCAATCAGCTACAAACAATGCGTTTGTTACTGTGGCTTCTTTTTTCGTTGCATTAACTGGTGGTATTGATGACAACACGCTAACTGTAGGTGAAACTACAGCAGCATACAATCTCTTCTCTGATGCAGAGACAGTAGATGTTAACTTAGTGTTCCAAGCAAACTCAGGTTTGAGTTCAGCTGATACAAGAACATTAAGTAATTATATAACTGCCTTAACGGCAGCAAGAAAAGATGCGGTAGGCTTTGTCTCTCCTGAGAGAGCGGCTACAGTAAACGCAGCGGCACCGGCTACATCTGTAGCAGCATGGAGAACAGCTTTAACTTCAACGTCTTATGGCTTTGCAGATTCAAGTTCTCTATATGTGTATGACAAGTACAATGATGTATATCGTTGGATTTGTGCGGCAGGATCAACAGCGGGACTAACAGCAAACGCTGATTTAGTTGCTGATGCATGGTTCTCACCGGCTGGATTTACAAGAGGTAATGTTCGTAACGTTACTAAACTAGCATGGAACCCTAATCAAGCGGAAAGAGATGCATTATACAAGACGGGTGTAAACCCAGTTGTTACTTTCCCAGGTCAAGGAACTGTTCTGTTTGGTGATAAAACATTACTAGCTAAGCCAAGTGCATTCGATAGAATTAATGTTAGGAGACTATTCATTGTTCTTGAGGAGGCAGTAAGTACAGCATCGAAAGCATCATTATTCGAATTTAATGATGAGTTTACGAGGGCACAATTTAGAAATATGGTTGAGCCTTTCTTAAGAGATGTTCAGGGTCGTAGAGGTATTACAGACTTTAAGGTTGTTTGTGATGGTACTAATAACACTGGTGCTATTATAGATTCTAATAAGTTTGTTGCTGACATTTTCATTAAACCTGCAAGATCTATTAACTACATTACACTTAACTTCATTGCTACACGAACTGGGGTTGAGTTTAGTGAAATCGCGGGAGGTAATTAAAGATGGCAATATTAGGCGTAGATGATATGAAAGCCAAGCTAGTTGGTGGCGGTGCTAGACCTAATTTATTCAAAGTAACAATGGCTTTTCCAAGCTATGTAACTGCGAATGTTGAGTTGGCATCTTACATGTGTAAAGCGACTTCAATGCCGGCAAGCACAATTGCTCCAATTACGGTTCCTTTTAGGGGTCGTCAATTGCAGATAGCTGGTGATAGAACGTTTGATCCATGGTCAGTTACTATTATTAATGATACGGACTTTAATGTACGTAATTCTTTTGAACAGTGGATGAATGGTATCAATCAACATAAACAGAATACAGGTTTAACACAACCTAGTTCTTATATGGCTGATATGATAGTTGAACAACTAGATAAAGATGGTACAGTAGAGAAAACTTATAACATTCGTGGTACTTTCCCTACTAACTTAGGTGCAATTGAACTAAGTTATGATAGTGAGAATGCTATTGAAGAGTTTGAAGTTGAACTTCAAGTACAATACTGGGAGTCTAATAAGACAACGTAAATCATCGATATAACATTAAGGAGTGCCTTCGGGCACTCTTTTCTAAGTGTTATAAATAATATTTAGAAAAGAGTGTTAAAGGAATAAAAATTTTATGGCAGAAAGCAGATCACTATTTGGTTTTGAATTTAAAAGAAAATCAATAGAAACAAATAAAAAGCCTGTATCGTTTACACCAGACAACGAGGATGGTGCATACGAGATATCACCAACCGGTGGATACTTTGGTCAATATATGGATCTCAATGGAGATCAGTATAAAAACGACAAAGAATTAATCATGAAATACCGTTCGGTAGCCACATATCCTGAAGTGGATATGGCTATTGAAGATATATGTAATGAAGCTATTACAGATGAAGGCGGTATTATTGCTAAATTAAATCTTGATAACTTAGACCAAGCAGATAAAGTTAAAGATCTTATACAAGATGAATTCCAAAGAATTCTTAATTTAACTAACTTCTCGAATACGGCATACGATACATTTAGACGTTGGTATATTGATGGACGTTTGTTCTATCATGTTATTATTAATCCGAATAAGACCGAAGCAGGTATAATTGAATTAAGGCAGATAGATCCTACAAAGATTCGTAAGGTCAAAGAAACTGAGAAGGTTAAAGATCCAAAGACTGGTGCTGATCTTGTAAGAGATGTACAAGAATATTATTTGTATCAAGATGATCAGATGACACAGTCTGGTGAGGGATTACGTATTAATCCTGATTCTATTATTCAGGTTAACTCAGGTCTATTAAACGAAGAACGCAATAAGGTTATTGGCTACTTAAATAAAGCCCTTAAACCTATTAACCAATTAAGTATGATGGAAGACTCGCTTGTCATCTATCGTATATCGAGAGCACCTGAAAGACGTATATTTTATATAGACGTTGGTAATCTACCTAAAGGTAAAGCAGAAGAATATTTGAATAATACGATGAATAGATATCGTAACAAGATCGTATATGATCCTTCTACAGGTAATATTAAAGATGAGAAAGTTCATCGTAATATTATGGAAGACTTCTGGTTACCACGTAGAGAGGGTGGTCGTGGTACTGAAATCGATACTCTTCCAGGTGGTTCAAATCTAGGTGAGATTGAAGATATTCAATACTTCCAAAACAAATTATATAGGTCTTTAAATATACCTATGTCAAGATTGACTGAAGCAGATGCATTTTCTATCGGTCGATCTTCAGAAATTACGCGTGACGAACTTAAATTCCAGAAATTTATTGATCGTATTCGTAATAAATTCTCAACACTATTCTATGAAGCACTGAAAAGGCAATTAATCCTTAAAAAGATTATTGTGCCAAGTGACTGGGTAAATATCCGTGAACATATAGTAGTTGAGTTTTCCAGAGATAACTATTATGCTGAACTTAAGGATGCTGAAATCCTTAAAGAACGTATAGAAACTCTACAAATGATGGATGAATATATTGGTACGTTCTGGTCTAAAGACTGGGTACGTAGAAATATTCTTAAATTGGATGATGAGGCTATTAAACAAATCGCTAAGGATAACAAAGAAGATCCTATAGAACCGGGTGATATTAACCCTGATTTGAGTAATGCTGCTATATAAACATATTGTATACAAAAAGTTTACTGGAAATAAACATTTTTATAAATACTTAACAGAGAGATTATGAGCACAAGAGACTTAATTGATAATATAAAATCGGGTGATGCGCAAGCAAGCAACAATACTTTTAATAGTATTATGCATGATAAATTGATTGACGCATTAGATAATCATAAACAAGAAGTTGCTTCTAAAATGTATGGAGCATCTGATGACGCTCCTGCAGTTGAAGAACCTGCTGCGGAGACTGAAGTCGAAGTAACAGGAGAAGTTGAAGCGGATGCTGACGTTTAAGGAATCATTTAATGAGGTATTAGAAGCTAAATTAAAGCTCGGTGGTGGAGAAAAAGTAGTCAAGCAAATGAAAAAGCTTGGCAAAAAGAAAAACGTAGACGCGGTTATAACACAACAGAAAGCGGGAAGTAAGAAGTTTAATCTGTATATAGACGGTCTCAAGCTTGATTCATATAAAGATCAAGCATCTGCTGAGAAAGCAGTAACAGAATTCATCAAATTAATGGGAGCATAAATGAAGTTAATCACAGAATATACTCAGAATCAGTTAGGTTATTCTATCCAAGAGGATAAGAAAACTGGCAAGAAGAATGTCGTACTTGAAGGCGTCTTCATGCAAGCTGAGAATAAGAACAAGAATGGTAGAATTTATACTAGAGAAGTTCTTACAAAGGCCGTTGACAAATTCGTTAACGAGCAAGTAATTACAGGACGTGCAGTTGGTGAGCTAAATCACCCTGATGGTCCTTCCATTAATTTGGATAAAGTTTCTCACAGAATTACCGAACTTAATTGGGATGGTAATAATGTGATGGGAAAAGCACTTATTTTAGATACCCCTATGGGACAGATTGTAAAAGGTCTTGTCGAAGGTGGTGTTCAATTAGGAGTGTCAAGTCGTGGTATGGGAAGCCTTGAAATGAAGAATGGTGCCAACTATGTAGCAGATGATTTTATGCTAAACACAGTTGATATCGTTCAAGATCCATCTGCCCCTAATGCTTATGTAAATGGCATTATGGAAGGTGTTTCTTTTGAGCAGGATAGACCTGGTCATTTCGTTAAGGTAATTGAAGAAGGTGAGACAGAAGTGAAAGAATCTAAAGAGACGTTCTCGGAAGAGCAACAGATCGCAGGTTTTGAGCATTTCCTCTCTAAACTATAATCTCTATAGGAGAAAACATAATGTCTGAAGTTCAAAAAGACGAAATTGTTGAAGATGTAGCAGAGGTTATCGTAGAGGATACGCAAGTAGAAGCTGAAGAAGTCATTGAGACTCCTGAAGCACCTCTTACGGAAGCTCGTACAGTATCAGCAATACAAGCCTCTATGACAGGAATGTCTAAAGAGGGCCTTGACGCCATCTTTGAAGCAGCGAAGAAAGCCGAAGCAAAAGCTAAGGTCGAAGACGATGAAGAAGAAGAGGACGACATGGGTGATGAGGATGAAGGCGATGTAGAAGAAGGAAAGTCTAAGAAAGAAGCCAACGAGCCTAAAGCTAAGAAGACTAGTAAGAAGAAAGTCAAAGCTGATGACGGTTCTGAAGGCGACGTAATGGAAAAGAAATTTAAAGAAGATGTTGATGCGTTAATTAAAGACGAAGATACATTATCTGAAGGTTTCAAAGCCAAAGCTGAGACTATTTTTGAAGCTGCACTGCAATCAAAAATCATTTCTGAAACTGCAAAATTAGAAGAGAGATATGCTTCTGATCTAGCAGGTGAAGTTGAAGCTATTAAAGAAGATTTAGTTGATAAGGTTGACGGCTACTTAACATATGTAGTTGAAAACTGGATGAAAGATAACGAAGTTGCAATTGAGCATTCTTTGAAGTCTGAAATCACTGAGTCATTCATTGATTCACTAGGCCAGTTATTTGCTGAGCATCACATCAACGTTCCTGAAGATAAAGGTGACATCTTAGATGCACTATCTGAAGAAGCTAAAGATGCTAAAGCTCAATTAAATGACGCAACTGCCCAAGCTATGGAACTTGCTGAGCAAGTTAAAACTTACCAACGTAAGGAAATCGTAGCTGAAGCATGTGAAGGTTTAGCGGCAACTGAAGCGGCAAAAGTAAAAGAATTAGCAGAGGCTGTTGAAGCTGATGATAACGAATCTTTTGCATCTAAAGTAGCGACAATTAAGGAATCTTACCTTAATAAAGATACCGCGGTAGAAGCAACTCCAGAAGTGGACGCTATTACTGAGGATACACAAGAACAAGATGTTTCTGATACTATGAAGAGATATCTAAGCGCAATCGAGCGCACTACTAAATAATCCATAGGAGAATTTTAAATGGAAATTAATAGACAACAATTACAGGAAAAATGGGCTCCTGTACTTGATTCTGAAGGTGTTGGCAGCATCAAAGACGCTCACAAGCGTCAAGTAACTGCTGTTGTCCTTGAGAACCAAGAAAAAGCGTTTCAAGAAGAAGCTGCACAATTGCATGAAGCTGCTGCTGCTAACGCTACTAGTAATGTTAACAACTGGGATCCAGTTCTAATCTCTTTGGTTAGACGTGCGACTCCTGCAATGTTAGCATTTGACCTAGTTGGTGTTCAACCAATGACTGGACCTACTGGCCTTATCTTTGCTATGAAAGCAAAGTATACTTCTGCTGGTAGAACTGGTACTCACGCCGCTGGTGCTGAGGCATTGTTTGACGAAGCTAACACTGAATACTCAGGTGCACTATCTGGAGACACTGGTTCTGAAGGTTCAAACGATCCGTTTGCTGCTGAAGATACTTCTAGTGACGACTCAGATACTGTTCATGAGTATCAACCAGGTTCTGGTAACGCTACGGCTACTGCTGAAGCTCAAGGTACATCAGGTTCGCCTGCTATCCCTGAGATGCAATTCTCAATTGATAAGACTACTGTGACTGCAAAGTCTCGTGCTCTTAAAGCTGAGTACACAACTGAATTAGCACAAGACCTTAAAGCTATTCATGGTCTTTCTGCTGAGACAGAGCTTGCGAACATCCTTTCAACTGAAATTTTGGCTGAAATGAATCGTGAGATTATCCGTTTAGTTAACGTTAACTCTGTTACGTCAACTCGCGGTGCTTCTGCTGGTACTTTTAATGCAACTAACGCTACTGATAACGGTGGTGCTCGTTGGTCAATTGAGCGTTACAAAGCTCTAGTTCAAGCAATTGAGCATGAAGCTAACGCGATTGCTGTTTCTACTCGTCGTGGAAAGGGTAACTGGGTAATGGTATCTAACAACGTTGCTGCGGCTCTAAATGCTGCTGGCGTTATGGATACTGGCATGGGTGCATTAGGTGCACAGCAAATGGATTCAGATGTAACTGGATCACTACTTGCTGGTACTTTAAATGGTAACATTAAAGTTTATGTTGACCCATATGCAGGTGTAGACTACTTCACAGTTGGTTATAAGGGTACTAACCCATATGACGCTGGTATGTTCTACTGCCCATACGTTCCATTAAGCATGATGAAGACAATTGGTGAGAATGATTTCCAACCAAGAATCGGATTCAAGACTCGTTACGGTATTGCGGACAATCCGTTCGTTACTGCGGGTAATGGAAACAACGTATACTACAGAAAGCGTAAGGTTACTAACCTGTAATTTTCTAAATATACACAAAGAAGCCCACTTCGGTGGGCTTTTTTTATATAAATAACATTATGCCAAACTTTTTAAATCCATCGTCGTTTGTTCTAACCCTAGATAGCCAGTCTTATTCTGGAGCAGAATTTACGATTCAAACAATGATCCTTCCAGATGTATCAGTTGAAGGTGCACCAGTAAATTTTAAACAAATAAATGTAGGTAGGGCTGGTGATAAAATCAATTTTGGTTCATTTGAAATATCATATCTTATTGATGAAGATCTTTTAAACTATAAAGAGATCTTTGATTGGATGAAATCAAATGTAGAAACAAAACATTCCACAACCACAAGTTCAGATCATTATCGTGATATGACACTTACTGTAATGAATTCAGCAAATAATGTCACAAAACAAATCAAATTTGTAGATGCTTACCCGACAAGTCTTTCATCTCTTCCATTTGATATCACAACAACTGATGTAGAATATCTTACTGCAGTTGCTACCTTTCAATATTCCTATTACGAATTTGTATAAATAAATAGGGCAACGAAGCTCCCACATGACAACGAAGTCCTTTTTAACAGAGAAAAGGAATATATATGAGAACACTACTAGAATACGTATGGCTAGATGCCGATGAGCAATTACGTAGTAAAATAAAAATTGCTGAAGGAGATCTATGTAAATTAGATCGTATACCAAAATGGTCGTATGATGGTTCATCTACCGGCCAAGCCCCTGGCGATCATTCGGATTGCATACTTACCCCCGTTAAAATCTATCCTAACCCATTCCATTTTAATGGATGGCTTGTTATGTGTGATACGGAAAAAAGATCTGCAATAGAGTTTGAAGATTCAAAAGATTATTGGTTTGGATTTGAGCAAGAATATTTTATTATGAATGGTCATGGTAGACCACTCGGATGGGCAGAAGGAGAACCTGGACCACAGGGACCTTATTATTGTGGTGTAGGTGCAAGTAAAGTTGCTGGTCGAAAGATTGTTGAAGAGCATATGCTTAAATGTATTAATGCAGATATTAATATTACTGGAACAAATGCTGAGGTTGCATTAGGACAATGGGAATATCAAGTGTTTAGTAAAGGTGCTAAGAATGCTGGAGATGACCTTTGGATGAGCAGATATATATTAGAGAGAGTTGCAGAAGAACATGGTTATGATATTAATATCCAACCTAAACCACGTAAAGGTGATTGGAATGGATCAGGTATGCATACAAACTTTTCTACAGCTGAAATGAGAAATGATTCTAATGTTGAATTATTTGTAGATATATGTGAAAAACTTTCTGATAACCATGATAAGCATATTGCTGTATATGGAAAAGATAATGACCAAAGATTGACTGGATTACATGAGACACAGGATATACATACATTTTCTTATGGTGAAGGAGATAGAGGCGCAAGTATAAGAATCCCTGTTGAAACTGTAAACAACAATTATAAATCAGGTTATTTAGAAGATAGAAGACCGGCATCAAACGCTAACCCGTATGATATTACAAATGTATTAATTAAAACAATATATGGAAACTAAACTAGTACTTTGGACAACCGCATGTATGGTATTCATGCTAAGCTTTATGTATGCAATGATGAGTTTAATTGCAAGTTATGTACATTAGGTAAAAATATGATATAATATAACCATTATAAGTATAACTAGATTATTATGAATATTGAACAGATTTTAGAAATGTGGAAGGAAGATTCCATAATAGATGATTTGAAATTGGATGATACCACGATTAAGATGGCACGCATACATAGTAAGTATTTAGAATTACTTACCATTGCAAAGATGCGTAGAAAGAAAAAAGATCTTGATTATAAAACATTACTTAAAGATAAATGGTTATACTATAACGGTAAATTATCTAAAGATCAGATTGATGCATTTAACTGGGAATATGACCCTTTCGGTGGTCTTAATAAGCCACTGAAGGGTGATATGAATTATTATTATGATGCAGATACTGATATACAAAAATCTCAAGCAGCACTTGAATACGATAAAGTTCTTATTGAAACTTTAGAAGAGATAATGTCTACCATACGTTGGAGACATCAGAACATTGGTAACATTATTAAATGGAGAAGTTTTGAAGCAGGAGTTTAGCCGCAAGACGCTTGAGCTATTGCTCATGCATTATAATAACATAAATGATCAGCTAAGAACACCTTGTGCTGAGAAATCTAAGTTTGAAAAGTTAATTAAAGAGACTGAAGAGAAATTAAAGTCTACACCAATTACACCAATCTATAAAGATGGAATGACTGCAATGGAGTTTGCATTATACTTAGCACATGGAAGAAAATGAACTGTCCACTATGTCAAGAACCAATAGGTGATGTTATAGAACATGTAAAGAAGTGTTCTGTAGATCATCAACGTTTGATGAATATAGGATTAATGAGTTTAGAAGAGTATAATATTATAAATAACATTAAGAGGGATGCGACAACATCCCCCTCAACTAAACAATAATGTACTGGAGGTACACCATGTCTAATAATATTTATACACCCTCACCAAACGACGAAATATTTTCATATCCTAAACCTGGTCCAGATTTTGACTGGGAAGATGAAGATTTAGTATTACAACACCCAACTCAAGACCAATGGGGTAGTAAAAATCCAAATTGGGGAAATCACTCTCCACAATCCGAAGAACATAAAGCAAAAAGAGCTAAAGCACTATTAAAAGAAATTGAAATTGAAGGAATAACATATCCATCTGGTAAAGCAGCAGCTAAAGCATTAGGTTATAAAGTATCAACTATATCTAATTGGGCCACTAAACGTGGTTCAAGATATGGAATAAATATACCTATTGGAAGTAACCAGTGGATTAATCGTCATGGAAGAGATAACGGTACAAACTAAAGATAACGCTTTTATTTATGTTGATTCAGAAGATAAAGGGATTATACAAGAACTAGCGGAATATTTTACATTCTTTGTTCCTGGTTATAAATGGATGCCACAATTTAGAAATAAAATGTGGGATGGTAAAGTAAGACTACTTAATCTCAGAGACCAGTCTATATACGCAGGTCTATACAAATATATTGCAGCATTCGCTGCAGAAAGAAATATAAAACTTACAGTATTACCAGGTGCAAAGCTTGGTTATAATCTACCTAATGTGCATGTAAATGTCGATATGTCTTTTATCGACGAATATGTATTACCATTTCCACCAAGAGATTATCAGTTAGCTGCTGTAAAGCATGCACTCGAGAATAGAAAAGCATTAATGGTATCACCTACAGCCTCAGGTAAATCATATATTATATACCTTATGATGAGATATTTCTTAGATATGAGTTATGATTTAGAGGCTGATAAAGTATTATTGATTGTACCTACTACATCACTTGTTAAACAAATGGTTGGAGACTTTGCGAAGTACTCTGAGAATGATCCACATTTTGATGCAAATGAATGTCATGAGATTATGGCAGGTTTAGATAAAGGCCATAAGACAAAAAGAATATATGTATCTACTTGGCAGTCTATATACAAAATGCAAAAAGGTTATTTTCAGCAGTTTGGTATGGTAATCGGAGATGAAGCACATGGATTTAAAGCTAAATCATTAACAAGCATTCTTACTAAATGCACAGAAGCTGGATATAGGTATGGCCTAACAGGAACTCTTGATGGTACACAAACACATAAGTTAGTTCTTGAAGGTTTATTTGGACCACATAAGAATATCACAACAAGTAAAGAGTTAATTGATCGTGGTGATCTTGCTAATATAAAGATTGATATATTATTACTCAAACATCCTGAGGAACATTGTAAATTAGTGAATGGTATGAAATATCAAGATGAGGTAGATTGGATTGTTACATCAACTAAAAGAAATAACTTTATAAAGAATTTAGCTATCGATCTAAAAGGTAATACATTAGTATTATTTCAATATGTTGAGAAGCACGGTGAACCATTATTTAGATTAATAGATGGTGCAACAGATGATAAAAGAAAAGTATTTTATGTATCCGGCAAGACCCCTGCAGATACGCGCGAAGAAATTAGATCTATTACTGAACAAGAATCTAATGCTATATTAGTCTGTTCATATGGTACATTCTCTACAGGAATAAATATAGTTAACCTACACAATATTATATTTGCAAGTCCAAGTAAGAGTCAGATTAGGGTATTACAAAGTATTGGTAGAGGATTAAGAAAGAGTACACTTGATACAACGGTTTATGATATTGCAGATGACTTACATTGGAAATCTAATAAGAATTATACCTTAAATCATAGTGGTGAGAGAGTTAAAATATATAGTAAAGAAAAATTCAAATTTAAGATCCACGAGGTTAAATTATTATAAATATATACATGGATAAAGACTTCCCGCAACAAATATCAGAACTACCGGTTAAATTTTTTAAGTTAGTATCAGGTGAATCAATTATTGCATATACACATCCTTTAGATGACGAATCAGATGGTGCATTAATTGGTATAGAAGAGCCAATGAAAATTCATATTGACGAAATCGATCATCACTACGTTATGACTCCTTGGTTACCATTCTCTAATCAGAAACTACATATTTTAGAAAACTTTAACGTAATGCTCACGTCAGATGTAAATGATGATGTGAAGCATCACTATATGAAAATTATATTAGATGAGATCCAAACGGATAAAGAAATGATGGAAGAACAAGTGAAGATAATGAAGGGAAACGCCACCACCCATTAATACTGTCTCCCCCCGCAGAGAGTACTCTCTTATTATACCATAGAAAAGCGGCTTTGTACATACTTTAGCTAAAATAAATATGCAAATAACTGATAACGCCATAAATAAAGTAGCTGAAATGAAATCACCTAATGAAAACTTAAGGGTTTACATATCTGGTGGTGGATGTTCAGGTTTTAACTATGGTTTCAAGCTAGATGAAAAAACAATAGACGGTGATTTTAGTATTGAAAAGAATGATGTGAAAGTTTTGATAGATCCTATGAGCTATCAATATTTAGAAGGAATAACAATCGATTATTTACAAGACTTGCAAGGAGCAAGATTCATTGTAAGCAACCCTAATGCAAAAACAACATGCGGATGCGGATCATCTTTTAGCATTTAAGTATGTACAATTGATTGTTTTATGTTATAATGGTAATACATTTGAACTAATAGGAAATATTATGCCTGAAAAGATTAAACCCCGTGATAAACCCCATTACGTAAATAATAGAGACTTCTCATATGCAGTTGTTGACTATGTTGAAAGAGCCAACGAAGCAAAAGAAAAAGGTGAGAAGAATCCAGTTGTCCCTGATTATATCGCAATATGTTTTATGAAGATCTGTGAAGGATTATCTCATAAACCAAACTTTGTACGATACACATATCGAGATGAGATGGTAATGGATGGTGTTGAGAATTGTTTGAAAGCAATATACAATTATAGAATAGATGCAAGCACAAGAACTGGTAAGCCTAATGCATTTTCTTATTTTACACAAATCGCTTACTTTGCTTTTATACGACGTATTGTAAAAGAAAAGAAACAAGCTGATATTAAATTTAAATTTATGGAGCAAGCAAACATTGAAGAGTTCGTATCTGCTATTGATATGAATAGTCCAATCGATCAATCATTCCTTGACACACTTCGTGAAAAGATTTCGAAGATCCAAGAAGTGGATAAGCAAGTCAAAGAGTTTGCGAAGGAAGAAAAGGAGAAGAAAAAGAAAGGATTAGAACTACATATGAGCTATGCATAAAATATTTATTACTGGTATTGCTGGTTTTATTGGGTTTCATTTAGCTGAGAAATTGGCTATGGAAGGTTATGAAGTTGCAGGTGTAGATAACTTTAATAATTATTATGATCCTCAATTAAAATATGAAAGGGCAAACATATTAAGAGATAAGTTTAGTATCACAGTTATTGACTATGATATAGAAATTATCCCTTGGAGACATAATTTAGAAAATTTTGATGCTGTTATTCATTTGGCTGCTCATGCAGGTGTGAGACATTCTTTAGAGTATCCACAAATGTATATTGACACAAATATAACTGCAACTCAAAAACTAATACATGCATGTGAAGAATATGAAATACCTGTCATATATGCTTCGTCATCTACGGCAGATTCTGATCATCTTAATCCTTATGCTTGGTCTAAATATGTAAACGAAAAGCAATTTGAAACATCTAAATTACTTTCAAGCGGCTTGAGGTTTTACACTGTTTATGGTGAATGGGGTAGACCTGATATGGCTTTACATACATTTGCAGATCGTATGTCGAGAGGTAAAGCAATAGACATCTATAATCATGGTGACATGCAACGAGACTTTACTTATGTTGGTGATTTAGTTGATGGTATTGAAATTATATTAGAGTATATGCTTAACCAACCTCAAGAGAATCAACATGAGATTTATGATCTTGGCACAGGTAAATCAAATGAGTTAATGGATTATATAGAATGCTTAGAGAATGAATTAGGTAGAGTATCATTAAAGAATTATTTGCCTATGCATCCTGCAGATGTTAAATCAACACAAGCAAATATAGGAAAAGCTCGATCATTAGGATATACTCCAAAGGTATCAATTCAAGAAGGAATTAAACATTTTGCAGATTGGTTTAGTATGTACAATACAGAAAACTATGATATAATAGAAGGATGAATAAGAAATTTTTAATCATAGGATACGGAGTAGTAGGTAGAGCTGTATTTGCAGGTATATCACAAAAATATTCTGTAGAAATATTAGATCCTCCAGCTGGTTATGAATTAGTTCAAAAAGATTACATATATCCACATTACCATCTTTATGATGGTATTATTATATGTTTACCTACACCACAAGGGCCGATAGGTGAATGTGATGATATGATGGTTGAACAATATCACCGTGAGATTCGTAAGCATGCACCAAAGGTACCTGTTCTTATTAAGTCAACAATATCAGTTGAGCTTGTTGAATTATTAAAAGAAGATAGATTTCTTACAACAAATCCAGAGTTTTTAACAGAAGCTGACTCACAAGAAGAATTCTTAAATCAAAAGTTTTCTATATTTGGTGGAGGCCAATGTTTATCTTGGTGTACAGTATTTCAAGATGCTGGAATTAAAATGAATTATATCAAATTTACTGATATGAAAACAGCCGCATATGCAAAATATGCAATTAATTCATTCCTTGCAACAAAGGTTGTATTCTTTAATCAGCTACAAGATATGTTTGGTGAAGATGGATTTGATGAATTAACAAAAATAATAAGCATGGATCAGCGTATTGGAGAAAGCCATATGATGGTTCCTGGACCAGATGGAAAATATGGATTTGGTGGTATGTGCTTTCCAAAAGATACTAGTGCCTTTGTAAAATCTGGACAAGGCAAACTTACCTTATTAGAAAAGGTAAGAGAAATAAATAAGGAGATAAGAGATGAGATTAAAAAATAACTCATGGGTATTCGACGGTGCGCTTAATAAAGGCATGTGTGAAGAACTAATTAAGATAGGAAATGCAGAAATTACTAAAGAGGCAACGGTTGATGGAGGTAAAAAACCTGCAAAGAAAACACGTGTTTGTCAAGTAGCATGGTTAACCGATCCATGGATTATGGAAATGCTGATGAATTATGTAGATAATGCAAACTACCATGCCGGTTGGAATTTTGAAATCGAACGTCCAGTAATGATTCAATTTACTAAATATGAAGTAGGCGGTCACTATAATTGGCATCGTGATACGAATAGAGATTTAAGTAAGACAGGTGGTAAAACAAGAAAGATAAGTATTACCGTAAATCTAAATGATGACTATGAAGGTGGTGAATTAATGATTGATTCAGAAGATCATTATTGGAATAAAACACCACGGCAAGTACGTTCTGGATTAGGTAGTATAGCTGTATTTCCATCTGATACATATCATAGAGTAAAAAAAGTTACAAAGGGTACAAGATATAGTTTAGTTGTTTGGGTAATGGGAGAACCTTGGAAATGAAGATAGCTTTATTAAATGATACACACTGCGGTGTAAGAAATAGTTCAGAAATATTCATAGACTTTCAAGAGAGATTCTATTCTGAAATATTCTTTCCATTCTGTAAAGATAATGATATAAAACATATTATACATCTCGGTGATTATTATGACCATCGTAAGTTTGTAAACTTTAAAGCATTAAATGCTAATCGTAGACACTTCCTTGAACCTATGAAACAAAATGGTATGACCATGGATATTATTCCAGGTAACCATGATGTATTCCATAAGAACACAAATGATCTATGTTCTCTTAAAGAACTATTAGGTTATTATACAAGCAATATCAATATCATTATGAAACCATCAACATTAAACTATGATGGTTGTGATGTACATTTATTGCCATGGATTAATCCAGAGAATTGGGACCAATCAATGGATTTTTTAGCATCTAATAAAGGTATTATGATGGGCCATTTAGAGTTGCAAGGCTTTGAAATGATGAGAGGTATTAAACAACCTATGGGTCATGGTATGGGTGTAGAACCATTTAAACACTTTGACCTATGTTTATCTGGTCATTACCATGCAAGTTCACAACAAGGCAACATCAGATACCTTGGATGCCAAATGGAATTCACATGGGCAGATGCTGGAGATCAGAAATATTTCCATGTATTCGATACAGATACAAAAACTGTGGAAGCAATACCTAATCCGCTCACATTATTTGAGAAAATATATTATGATGATACAGATACAGATTACACAAATTATGATATAAATACACTTACAGGCAAATTTGTTAAAGTAATTGTTGGGAATAAGTCTAACCCATTCATGTTTGACAAATTTATTGAACGAATATCAGAGCTGAATACACACGATTTAAAGATAGCTGAAAATTTCTCTGAGTTCTTAGGTGAGAATGTTCTTACCAATATAGAAGATGTAGAAAATACAACAGACTTAATGGCAAGTTATATTGACGGTGTGAATACGGATCTTGATAAGGAGAAACTCAAGACCTTAATGAATAGTCTCTATAACGATGCCATAGATATGGAGATACAATAATGAAAATGAAAAAAGTTTCTAAAAGTAGATGGGCAATGCTAGTATTTGTTCTAGTTTGTCTTTTTGTTATATTTAATGTAGCTGGATGTTCTATGTTGCAGAACCCATTTAATGCTTGGGGAGAAGACAAGATCGAAGTTCCAGTTTGTGAAGGAGAAGCATGCGAGGACATAAGGGGGTAGATCCCGAAGAAAATAGACTGCTATGGGCAGTTTACCAGTTTGCCGTATCAGCAATGATAGTCGGCTTTATATTATGGCCAATATGGGCTTGGGCAGAGATCGAACGAGTATGGACAGATTTCAGCCCTAAGCCTGAGGTTGTAGTATATGATATAGCACCTGAACCAGAAGAAACACCATCAGCAACTCTTACAGCTGTACAAAATACTATTGTTGAGGCTGAGACTGATGAAACTGGTACAGAAAATTTAGACAAAGAAAAGTATAGACAATACTTTGAAGATAAGTCTCTCATCCTAATGGTTTTAGGAGGAATAGAATATTGGAAAATGAATTGTGGTGATCTTTCTGCACAAGGCAAATACTTCATGAAACTTGCCATAAAGAAACATGTCATTGACGAAGAAGAAATGCACATGGATATGAGTTTCCAAACAGGATTATTTGCTGCTCAATTATATAATAGCTGTGACCACTTTTTAGAACAAGTGAAAAGTATCGGATTAGACATGATGTTTGTCGTAGATCCTGGTGTTGTGCCTCAACCCGAAGCAATAAATAATATAAGCAATCCAGAAACTTAATGTATAGCAAACAATGTAAACTTCACTTGGAAGAAGTGAATATGACACGCTACGAGCATCTAAAACATGCACTCAATATATCGTGGCGATTATTCAAAGCAACCATAGCGGTATTCATACATGCTTTTGCCCCACGCTGGTTTAAGAAATATGCTAGCGGTGTATGTAATAAAATAGTCGAAGAAAATATGTACAAATGACATTTATATAGTATAATATAACACATGATATTATTCAAAGAACTTACTTACAAAAACTTTCTCTCAACCGGCGCCAACCCAATAACCATAGACCTTAACAAAGCAAGATCAACTCTTATTGTTGGTACAAATGGTACAGGTAAATCTACCATATTGGATGCCATATCCTTTGCTTTATTTAATAAGCCACATCGTAATGTCAAAAGAGGTGGCCTAGTGAATTCAGTAAATGGTAAAGGTTGTGAGGTTACAATTGAATTTGACACGGCTGGTCACACGTGGAAAGTATTACGTGGTATTAAGCCAAATAAGTTTGAAGTCTATCAAGATGGTAATATGATAGACCAACAATCAAACGTAAGAGACTATCAAAAATTCTTAGAGCAAAATATTCTAAAGCTTAATCATAAATCATTCCACCAAATTGTGGTATTAGGATCATCTTCATTTATACCATTTATGCAACTCAAAGCATGGGATAGACGTGATGTTATTGAGGATCTATTAGACATTGGTGTATTTAGTAAGATGAAGACAGTATTGAAAACACGTAATGCTCAAGCAAAAGAATGGGCAAAGAATTCACACATCGCATTAAATAATCAAAAGGATAAAATAGAGTATCAAAAGAAACACATTACTCAATTAGAAGAAATTAATGAAGATGCAAAGAAATCATTTAAGGAAGAGATAAATGAAACACAAGATAAAATTGATTCTCTAAAAGCTGATTTGGATAAATATCCTCTCGGCTTACGCGGCACTCTCAACTCCTTAAGAAAAGTCAGAGAAGGTCTAAATACCGAGAAAGGTACACATACACATTCTATGAAAGAGCTTGTAGGTAAAGCAAAGTTCTTTGAAGTAAATACTGCTTGCCCAACATGTACTCAAGAGATTAGTACAGATTTAAAAACTTCAATGCTTACCGATGTAAAGACACAAGCAAAGCAAACTCAAGAAGATATAGATCTAAACAAAACAAAGTATGATGAGACAATTAAAACATTAGAAAAAGTACAAGATCAGATTACTGAAATGGCAGATATTAATTCTAAGATCTCAACTCATACAGCAACAATGACAAAATTAGTTAATAAACAAGTCAAAGAAGTTGATATTGATGCGCCAGTGAAAGAGCTTGCAGACATGACCTATGATCTCATCGATATCCAGGATAACCTTACAGAAGCTGAGGATCAGGTATTATATAACAATATTGCCGCTGAGATGCTCAAGGATACAGGTATTCGAACGAAAATTATCAGAGAATACTTACCTGCCATGAATGCTTTGATTAACAAATACTTACAGACACTTGACTTCTTTGTTGCGTTTCATCTAAATGAAAACTTCGAAGAGACAATCAAATCAAGACATAGAGACGAATTCGTATATGCTAACTTCTCTGAAGGTGAGAAGATGCGTATTGATTTATCATTGTTATTTGCATGGAGACAAATAGCAAAGATGAAGAACTCTACAAATACTAACTTGCTTATTCTTGACGAAACGTTTGATTCATCTCTTGACGATGAAGGTACAGACAATCTAATGAAGATCTTAAAGACATTAGAAAAAGGTACAAACACGTTTATTATATCCCACAAACCTGATGTGTTAGAAAGTAAAATGGATCAAAAGATTCAGTTTATTAAGAGAAATAATTTCTCTGCAATCGTATAATAAACACACTATTTCTGTGACAATTTAGTCACACAAGCGGCTCAATTCATGTTATAATATACCCATGAGATTGAGAAATATACTATTACAACAGCGGGGTACCGCACCCCGTAATGTCAATGGTATCAATACATTCTCTGGCACACCAACTCGCCGCATCTGGACCAGTAACTTTCCACACAAGACTGGTGAAACAGTGTATAATGTACACATAATCAATTAAAAAAGGACTAAATTATGAATAAAGTGATAGAAGAATTAATGAGAAAATACCCTAAAAAGGTTGAATTTACAGCTAAGATGATTAAAGAAGCTGCTGAAGCTATTGGTGAGAATCCAAGATCAGCTTATGTAAATATCAGATATACAAATAATGCACCTACGGTACGTCGCGGTGTATATAACTTAGAATCTATGATGCCAAAATCTGCTCGACCAGCAAAAGCTGCTCCTGAAATGGTTAAAGGTGTTGAATCAGTTTCAAATGACGAAGTCTTTGTTCCTGAGTTTGATCCTACTTTTGTCCCATGGGGCAACTTCTCTGAAATTGTAAAAGTGCTTAAGTCAGGTATGTTTTATCCGACTTTTGTATCTGGTTTATCTGGTAATGGTAAGACATTCCAGATCGAACAAGCATGTGCTAAGCTTAATCGTGAATATGTACGTGTTCAGATTTCTCCTGAGACTGACGAAGATGATCTAATCGGTGGTTTTCGTCTGATCAAAGGTGAGACTGTTTTCCAAAAAGGTCCAGTCATCAAAGCTATGGAAGCTGGTGCTGTCCTTATGATTGACGAGATCGATCGTGGAACAAACAAAATTATGTGTTTACAAGGTGTGCTTGAAGGCAAACCAGTTCTGATCAAAAAGACTGGTGAAGTTGTTGAGCCTGCCGATGGTTTCAACGTGATTGCGACTGCAAACACAAAAGGTAAAGGTTCAGAGGATGGACGTTACTCAGGAGCAACTATCATTGATGATGCTTTCCTAGAGCGTTTCACTATTACTCTTGAGCAGACTTTCCCTACTATGGCAACTGAAGAAAAAATTGTCATGAAGCATATGTCAAAGTTTGAAAAGGTTGACGAAGAATTTGCTAAGCTACTTGTTGGTTGGGCAGATGCTATTCGTAAGACTTTCTATGATGAAGGTATTGACGAAGTTATTTCAACTCGTCGTTTGTGCCACATCGTTCAGACTTTCTCTATCTTCGGTAAGAGAGACAAAGCGATTGCTCTTTGTGTAAACCGTTTTGATGATGACACTAAAGAAGCTTTCATAGATCTTTACGAGAAAGTTGATGCTACTATCAATGAGCCTCAGTTAACTGCTGATGAAGCCGAAGATTCATTCTTTAGTAATCACGCTGATGAGTGGGAAGATGAATAATCTGGCACACCAACTCGCCGCATCTGGACCAGTAAATAGTTGTACAACTGGTCCAAAACGTGATATAATGTACACATAACGAATTAAAAAAGGAAATATTATGAATTTATCAGCTCAAGAATACCTAGCCAAACTACTTGCCAAAGAGAACTTATCGGTTCAACATGGCAACTATTCTACAGCTAGTTTCGATGTTGAGAATAGAGTACTTCGTCTTCCTCTTTGGAAAGACAAAGGTAAAGACGTTTATGATCTTTTAGTTGGTCACGAAGTTGGCCATGCTCTTTATACTCCAGCTGATGGATGGCATGACTCTGAAAAGAAGATCGGTAAGATTCCACGTGCTTATCTTAACATCGTTGAAGACATCCGCATTGAACGTAAGATCATGGAAACATATCCTGGTATCGTTCGTCGTTTCAAAGCAGGTTATAAAGTTCTTTTTGATGGTGATCTTTTTGGTACTAACGAGAGAGACATCAACAAGGCTGGACTTATGGACAGACTTAATGTTTCTTCAAAAGGCCGCGGTTATGTTCCAGTTGAATTCTCACATGAAGAATCTCCATTAGTTAAAGAAGCTATGGAAGTTGAAACATGGGATGACGTTGTCAATGTTTGTAAAAAATTATATGATTTCATCGAAGATCAAAAAGATCAAGAAGAAGAAAAAGATGAAATGGATATGGATATGCCACCGATCAGTGATGAGGGTGAATCTCCTGAAGAGTCAGGTGAAACTCCTATCTCTGGTGATGAGGAAAGCGATGATGCATCTGATGGTGAAGGTGATTCTGATGGTGAAGACGAATCAAAAGAAGATGTTCAAGCTGCTGATTCTAAAGAGGAAGAAGGTGATGCTCATGAGACTTGGACTGAAAGCACTCAAAGAGAGCGTGAAGAAGATCTTCTTGAAAAAACTGAAGCAACTCAATATCAAAGAGCTGGTCAGCCACAATACTCGAGCGGTGTTTCAAAAGAGAACTTAAAAAAGATTACATACTCTTATGCTGAAGCTAAAGAATTACGTGACGAGTGGTTAGCGAGGAACAAAGAAGATGCTCGTGGTTGGTCTGCTTATAATCACGAACCTTGCATGGAAGATTGGTCAGAGACTAAACAAACTTACAAGCAGCAAGCAAATCTTATGGCGAAAGACTTCGAGCGTAAGAAAGCTGCATTTGAATATTCTCGTGCAACAACTGCTAAGTCTGGAAAATTAGATCCTTTAAAGCTTCATGCTTACAAAACTTCTGAGGATATTTTCCTAACTACTACTCAACTTGCTCAAGCTAAATCGCATGGCATAATGATGTTCCTTGATCTTTCTGGTTCTATGAATGAGATCATCGAAGATGTTACTGCTCAAGCAATTACTATCGCAATGTTTTGTCGTCAAGTCAATATTCCTTTTGAAGCTTATTCATTTACTACTGTTTCATATTGGAGAAGTGATGCAAAAGAGCACGGTATGCGTGAGAGTGAAATGAATGATTCAGAGCTAAGTTCTGATGGTGTTAAAGTTGTTGAGATGTTCTCATCAAAGATGAATAAAAAAACTTTTGATGAAGCTGCTTATATTTCTTTCGCAGTTGCTAAAGCACATTCATACACTAGCAAACTTCCTTACCATATCTCTGGTCATTACTTACACCAGATCGATGCTATGGGTTCAACTCCTCTTATTCAAACTGCAATTCTTGCAGCGAAGTTGACTAAAGCATTTACTAGTAAACATGCAATACAAAACACAAACATCATGTTCCTAACTGATGGTTATCCTGATGGATTGAACATTTGCAGTGATTCAAAAGCAGATGTTATTACTTCTCGTGAAACTGTAGTTAACTTCGAAGGTAAGATGGTTCGAGGTCAAGGTGGTCGTCAGATCTATAAAAATGTTTTACTAAGACTTAAAGAGATAACTGGTGCAACTATCATGGGTTTCCACCTTGCGTATGACGCTTCTACTTTCGGTCAAGGGTATCACGATGTTGAAGAAAGTAAAGCCTTTCCTGATGTAATCAAAGGTTGGAGAAAACTTGGTTTTAGTGCTTGGAAAAATCAAAAAGGTTATGATGATTATTTCATTATCAAAATCAATCGTTCAGCAAGGTTTGACTCTGATGTGTTTGCTCCTAAAAAAGCTGACACAATAAATGATCTTAAACGTGAGTTCAAGAAGTTTGCAAAGACTAAGAAAGGCAACAAGCAATTAGTCGGTAGGATCACTGATGCAGTAGCGGCATGAAGAAGCTCATTGCTCTTTTTACTCTCGCTGCTCTCAGTGTTCAAGCAAACCAAAATACTTGGGATTATCCCTTATTTGATTTTGATAGATTTGAGATTGAAAAGTCTCAAGACTATTATAAATTTCAATCAAGTCTAAGAAAAGATCAAGATGTTTTAGACGAGTTTAATAATTCTGGAATTCTGAGCTATCTATTATTTGAGAACAATAAAATTGTAATAGATGAAAATAAATATTATTCTTTGGTTGGTGATGGTCCATTACCCTCACATTCAATGGGTAAAAGTTTAGTATCATATGTTACCGGACACGCAATTTGTAATGGCCATATTACTAGTGTTGATGAAAAGCTTAATTGGGATTTACTTCACAATACTCTGTATTATGGTCAACCGCTAATTAATCTTTTAAATATGACAGCGGGAGATCAAAAATATGTTGGTACTTACCATTATCCAAAGAATGATAATCTATTAAAGTATTCGAATATTAATTCAAATATTCATAGTCTTAAATTTATAATGGATTCAGATCTGAATAACACCAGAAAAGAGAGAGAAGTTTATAATTATAGTGCTCTTACTACTAATATCATATTTAATTATGTATTGCATAAAAGCGGTGATGATATATTAGATAAAGTTTTTAATGAGCATGTGAAAGTAAAGAACAATGTGTATTTTACAAAAACACGTATAGGCGAAGATCAATCTGCGCGTTATAGTTTTTATGCAGATAGGTATGATTATTTGCGAATAGCTAAAACTATAATGGATGACTGGAATAGTAATAGCTGTATTGGCAATTATCTAAGAACAATACACGATAGAAGGATTGCAAAAGGACAAGGATATAAAAATAGAAAAAAGGCAATTCATAGCTATACAACAAGCTATGGAGGTCAATTTCATTTTGATGTTTTTGGTTTAAGTCAAACGCTTATTGGCTTAGATGGATTTGCAGGTCAAAATATTTTAATTGATGTGGACAATGAAAAAATAGTAGTAATCAATTCAAAATATGAAGACTATGATTGGGCAGAAATTGTTTATGAAAAGTATGTACATTAAGCAATTACGTGATATAATAATACCATAATGAAAAAGGACCTATATGAAATTTAATGAATTAGAAAACATCCAGGAATTGACAGCGTACGTTGAGAGCACTTACTCTAAACATTATGCTGCTCCGAATGGTGTACAAAGTATGGATCTAATCTCTGCTTCTGGCTTAGGATTAGATTTTTGTCTTGGCAATGTATTAAAGTATGCGTCAAGATATGGTAAAAAGAACGGAGCAAATCGTGAAGATCTTATGAAGATCATGCACTATACTCTATTGGCAATAAACGAACACGACTTAAAGGAGTCTAATAATGAGCTTGATTGAAAAAATGCACGAAGTAGAAATTTGGCACGCGGAAAGAGGAACAACACTCGCAGCACAAGGTCTTCCTGAAGAATGGAAACCTGGTATTGTATTTTGGTTTATGACATTAATAACATGGGGTGTTTGGTACTTGTTTAATAGAAGTTGGTATGATCGTGAAAACGAAAGACGACTTGCCGAATGGGTAGAGATCCAATACCTTGCAATTCAGCAAATCAAGCATGAAGAAAAATTGGATGATATAGCACGAACTAAAGCGGAGGCAGTGTGAAACTTAGTAATGAAATAAAAGATGTATTGAGCAACTTCCAAGGGATCAATAGTAATATTGCTCTTGGTGAAGACAATGGTGTTATTCGAACCATGTCTACTTCTAAAACACTTATGGCAAAGGCAAACTTAAAGTTTGAATCGCCATATCCATTTGGCATTTATGACTTAAGTGAATTTATAGCTTGTCTTAATATGTTTGATGATCCTACATTGTCATTTGATGATGATAAAAAGTTTGTTAAAATTACTGATGGTGTCACATCATTCCAATATTACTTTTCGGATATCGACATCCTAACAGTCCCAACAAACGATATTAATCTTGATTGCAAAGATCTGCAATTTACTCTTACTGACGAAGAGTTAAACAAGTTGCGCAAAGCATCTTCTACTCTAAAGACCAGTCAATTGAGTGTAAGAAAAACATCTATGGGTGGAGAATTTATTGAATGTATTGTTGTTGATAAACAAAATCCAACATCAAACCAATTCACAATGAATATTGCAAATTGCAGTATAAATACAAATGCAGAGTTTGATTGTGTTTTTGATATAAACAATTTCAAATTTAAACCTGCTGCTGAATATGTCTTCGGAATAGACAAAAAGCAGGTTGCATTGATAAAGGCCGGCAACACAGATTACTGGGTTGCTCTAGACAAAACTACAACATTTAAGGAATCATAATGGCAAAGAAAGATAAAGCGACTGAAGCTGAAGCTCCAACGACTGAAACTGTAGAAGCATCACCTGTGCCTCAGGGGCAGGGACTTAACCTAAGTGACATTCGTGCTTGTGTTAGTATAATCGATATAGTAACGAAGCGCGGTGCGTTTGAAGGCGTTGAGTTATCAGATGTTGGTGCAGTACGTAACCGTTTAGCTGGTTTTCTACAAGCAGCAGATGAAGCTCAAGCTGCTAAAGTATCAGAAGAAACTAAAGCTGAGTAAGTATGTACTTTTAACTAAAGCATGGTATAATAATATCATGCTTATTATATTATGAGGTGTATGTGAAAGAATTTTTATTCGTAGAAAAGTATAGACCGCAAACAATCCAGGAGTGTATTCTCCCTGATGACTTAAAGGAAACTTTCCAGAAAATAGTCGATAAGGGAGAACTTCCTAATATGATGTTTACAGGTTCAGCTGGTGTAGGTAAGACTACAGTAGCTAAAGCAATGTGTAACGAATTAGGTCTTGACTATATGTTAATCAATGGATCAGAGGATGGTAACATTGATACATTACGTGGTAAGATCAAACAATTTGCAAGTACTATATCATTACAAGGCGGACAAAAAGTAGTCATCCTCGACGAGGCTGATTATCTTAATCCACAATCTACACAACCAGCTCTTCGTGGATTCATTGAAGAGTTTTCTGGTAATTGTAGATTTATTCTTACTTGTAATTTTAAGAATCGTATAATAGATCCTCTACATTCAAGATGTTCTATATACGAATTTAATTTAGGAAACAAGGCAAAGATGGCGCAGGCATTTATGTCTAGACTTCAGTTTATCCTTGATTCCGAACATATCATATATGACAATGCAGTAATTGCAGAACTCATTATGAAATATATACCAGACTGGAGACGTGTCATCAATGAATGTCAAAGGTATGGAATGAGTGGTCACATTGATACTGGAATACTTGTTACTCTATCTGAGTCAAGTATAAACGGATTGATGGAAGACCTAAAGACAAAAAACTTTAAGAAGATGCGTAAATGGGTAACAGATAACATTGACGTAGAATCGGCAAAGTTATTTAGAATGATTTATGATAATATGTCAGAGTATGTTGAACCTTCAAGTATTCCTCAGTTAGTTTTAATACTTGCAGACTATTCTTACAAAGATAGCTTTGTAGCAGATCATGAATTGAATGTAGTGGCATGTATGACTGAGATCATGTCTCAAATAAACTTTAAATAGGAGAATCGATATGGAATTGACGAGTCTACAAAAACTACCTACCTTAACTGAATTATTTTTCGGTAAGGGTATAGACCCAGCAACTGACAAACCTTTTAAAAAGCCAGCGAAAGCTGCAGAGAAAAAGGTTGTCTCGAAGAAAAAATTGGAGCAATAAATGGTAGAGTCACTGGCAGATTACGCATCAATTATTGCAGCATTAGCTATGGTTAATGTTGTATGGCAATTAGAAAGGGCTAGTAAATTATTACAAGCCATGAGCAGACTTTTAGCGGAGGCAGTAGCAGAACATGACTAAATACAGTAATGTAACACCTTACAGAGAAACTAATAATTTCTTTGCATCACCAACTCTATATGAAAATATTATAGAGTTTTTACATGATGAAATTATTGAAGTATCGTTTTATAAAAAAGATGGTACTGAACGTGTAATGAAATGTACACTAAAACAGGATCTAATTCCAAAATCTGCATTTGCGAATGTACGTGAAGACTTTGGTCCAGGTAAACCAGCCATTGGTACTGATGAAGAAGAACCATCAACCAGAGCAAATATTAATGTATGGTCGGTTGAAGATAAAGGATGGAGATCATTTATAGTTGATAATGTTAAATATATAAAGACTAATTTAGATGAATCCGTTTGAATTAATTAAATCTATATCCTCTACAAAAAAGGATATACTGGAAAATGAGAAAGACTACAATGCCTTTATGGTGAATCGTGGTCTTTCGTATTTTCCTGATACTGTGATATACGCTAATGAAATGAATAAGTTTCACCACTTGGATAGCCGCCTACAGTATCATTTTCTTATAAATACTATTAGAAAACGTAATCGTTTTTCTAAGTGGAATAAATCTATTGAATCTGAAAATATCAATGCTATAAAAGAATATTATGGTTATAGCAATGAAAAAGCTCGTGATGTACTTCCGCTTTTAAGTAATGACAAACTCAAAACTTTAAGAGGAAGAATACAGCATGGCGGAATTCAACGATGAACTGGTAAATTGGAAACCAGAGATGATGTTAGAGGTTACACTGGCGGAGCCAGATGATTTTTTAAAAATACGTGAGACCCTCACCAGAATAGGCGTTGCATCAAAGAAAGACAACAAATTATATCAATCATGCCATATACTACATAAACAAGGCAGATATTTCATAACCCATTTTAAAGAACTATTCTTATTAGACGGTAAGCCTTCTAATCTTACAGAGAATGATCTTAAACGTAGAAATACTATTGTCAAATTAATGGATGATTGGGGATTACTTACTACAGTTGCTCCTATTGGAGAAACAGCAGCATTAAATCAAATTAAAATTATATCTCATAAAGATAAAAATGATTGGGAATTATGTCCCAAATATAATATAGGTATTAAGTAATACCTGTATAAATAAAACTGAATATGCCGAAAGGGTATTCGTTTTTTTAACCTTGCTATATATAGGAGGTCAATATGACAAACTTAGCATTTACAAACTTCCCAAGGGATACATTCTTGGGATTCGATCAACTTTTTAACACATTACAAAATACTACATTCGAGGCCGGTCGTGGTCAAGGATATCCCCCGTATAATGTAATTAAAAGGGATGATGGTCACTTTCTAATTGAAATTGCTGTTGCGGGATTTAAGAAGGAAGACATTGATTTAACACTTGAGAAAGGTGTTTTAACAATTGCCGGTAAGAAACAATCTGGTACAGACACTAGAGAGTATGCTCACCGTGGTATTTCTCAAAGAGCGTTTGAGCGTTCATTTACTTTAGCTGACACACTCAAAGTTGTTGGTGCCGATATTGTAGATGGAATGCTTGTTGTTATTTTGGAGAACAATATTCCAGAAGAGGACAAGCCTCAAACTATTAATTTAGGTGACCTGCCGAAATCAGCCAAAAGGTTGTTACTAGGCTAAAATACTAAGGAGCACTATGGCATATTCAGATCAAGTTTTAGATCATTACAATAACCCACGCAATGTGGGTAAGATGGATATGAAAGATCCAAATGTGGGAACTGGTATGGTAGGTGCTCCTGCTTGTGGCGATGTTATGAAATTACAAATACGTATAGAAGATGACATAGTCACAGATGCAAAATTCAAAACATATGGTTGCGGATCAGCAATTGCTTCAAGCTCATTATTAACAGAATGGGTGAAAGGTAAAACAATACATCAAGTAGAAGAAATTAAAAATACTGAAATTGTTGAAGAGCTTAATCTGCCTCCTGTCAAAATCCACTGTAGCGTATTAGCAGAAGATGCTATTAAAACTGCAGTAAAAGATTATATAACTAAACAAAAAACCAATAAGGAACACAGATGAATGGAATTAGATTAGTTCGACTTACGTCGGGTGAAGAGTTATTATGTAAAAAAACAAATGAATCAGGTCAAACAATAACGGTAACAGATGTTGTAGCGTTAGTGCCTACAGAAGATAGATTAGGATTTATGCCTTATTTACCTTACGCTGAAATAGAACAACTAGTTATTAAAAAAGATCATATCATGTTTGATTTAACCCCAACAAAAGAATTAGCGGCACAGCATATAGCTATGCATAACGATTCAAATATAGTTACACCAGAAAAACCACAAATAGTAGTTTAAGATGAATTTAAATATTGAACATTATATCCATAAAGCAAAATGGATATCGGATGATCTTTGTGACGAAGTTAGAACACAACTCGATACTGAGAACACATGGAAACCATTTCCTCGTGATGTTGTAAATGCATATGAACAGAAAAGACCGAATGATGGTATTGTTGGATCAACATTAAGTATTGACTGGGAAGATTTTATGAATAACCCAGATGTTCCAAAGCAAGCAACAAATTATAGTTTATGCCATTTAGAAGATAAAGAAGCGATGAAAAAACTTCGTAGATCTATACAAGATGGGTTAGACAATTATGTACATGAGTATTTAAAAGATATACCATGGTATGATTACTATAGGGATTTTACTGATCCTAAGTTTATGAAATACGGTGAAGGTCATGATATGCAAGAACATTGCGATCATGTAAGATACGTATTTGACGGTAAAAGAAAAGGAATTCCAACAGTTTCTATTGTAGGCAGTTTAACTGGTGATTCCGAAGGTGGTTATGTAAGGTTTTGGGGTAATAAAGATTATTATGTAGGAAAAGGTGAATGTATGTATTTTCCTAGTAATTTTTTATATCCTCATAAAGTAACAGAAGTTACTAAAGGTTTAAGGTATTCTTTCGTAAGTTGGGTTTGGTAAATTATTAATAAACAAGTATGTACATTTAGCTTGATTCGTGGTATAATACACCCATGAATCAATCTTTTTACACGTCAGCCTTCCGTCACGGGAAGGTCATCAAATATTTGGGCTACGAGGATGGTAAGAAAGTTTCTTTCACTGTCCCGTATCGCCCTACTCTATTCGTTACAAGCAAACAAAACAATCCTCATGATTGGCATGCCTTAGATGGTACGCCGGTAGAACCTATAGTATTTGGTTCTATGGGTGAAGCTACTGACTTTATTAAGTCTTATGCAGACGTACCTAACTTTAAAATCTATGGCAATACCAACTATGTGTCACAATATCTTAATGATGAATTCCCTGGTGTAATCAAATGGGATCGTAACACAATCAATGTTACCTCAATCGATATTGAGACAAAGTTCGGTGATGGTTTCCCTGATCCTAAAGAAGCTGATCAGGAAGTAACAGCAATCACAATGAAGAATAACATCGATGATACTTACTACACATTTGGTTGTGGCGAGTATGATGTAGATAATTCTATCATGCAAACCAATTCTGTGATCTATGTCAAGTGTGCAGACGAGAGAGAACTATTACACAAATTTGTATATCATTGGTCTAAGACTTCCCCTGATATCGTTACAGGTTGGAACTGTGAATTCTTTGATATGCCTTATCTCATTAACCGTATAAGACGTATCTTTGACAATGGTCGTGAGAAGTTCTTATCACCATGGAAGATGATTGATGAGCGTGAGACTCATACAGGTTATAATCAAACAGCTATTAAATATGAAATCAAAGGTGTAGCCATCTTAGATTACATGGCAATATTCAAGAAGTTCGGTTATTCGTATGGTCCACAAGAATCATACAAGTTAGATCATATTGCAAATGTAGTTCTCGGTGAGAAGAAGCTTGACTTCGGTGAAGCATCTGACCTTAACGAATTACATGATACAAACTATCAGAAATTTATTGACTATAATATCAAAGACGTAGAGTTGATCGATCGTATGGAAGACAAGCTTGGTCTTATTAGTCTATGCCTTACTATGGCTTATAAAGGTGGGGTGAACTATGAACAGGTTCTCGGCACGGTGGCTATATGGGATTCACTAATCTATCGTGACTTGCATGCTAAACGTGTAGCTGTACCACAAAACGAAGAGTCATTTAAAGGTGCATATCCTGGCGGTTATGTAAAAGAACCACATGTTGGTATGCATGATTGGGTATGTTCATTTGACTTGGCTTCTCTATATCCGTCAATCATTATGCAATACAATATGTCTCCCGAGACTATCCTACTTGATGATGAGCCTGGTGTAAATGTAGAATCAGTCTTAGCTGGTCATATAAAAAATACTAAACCAGGCACGGCATTAGCTGTAAATGGTGTTCGCTTTAGAACAGACAAGCCTGGTATTATTCCATCAATCATTCAAGAGATCTATAATGATCGTCAAACATTTAAACAGGCACAACTCAAAGCTGAGCAAGAGCTTGAATTATGTGCTGTTAAATCAGAGATGTATGCATTAGAAAAACGTATTGCTATTGCCAAGAACCAACAAATGGCATTGAAGATCCTACTCAACTCTTTGTATGGTGCAATGGGTAATAAGTGGTTTAGATACTTTGACATGCGAATTGCTGAAGGTATTACACTTACTGGTCAAGCAACTATTCGTTGGGCAGAGAATAACTTGAATGATTACCTTAACAAAACTCTACAAACCAAGAAAGATTATGTAGTTGCCATTGATACAGACTCTGTCTATGTTTGTCTTAACGAGTTTGTCAAACGTCTTGGTCCAGCCAAACCAGTAGATTTCCTTGACCAAGTATGTTCAGGTGCATTAGAAGGTGCACTCAGTGAATGCTATGATCGTTTGTTTAAAACCTTAGGTGGTATAGAAAACAAAATGGTTATGGAACGTGAGGTAATTGCTGATCGTGGTATTTGGACAGCAAAGAAGAGATATATCCTTAATGTGCATGATAATGAAGGTGTTCGTTATACTACACCGAAGCTTAAGATTATGGGCATCGAGGCAATCAAATCATCTACTCCGGCCATATGTCGTGAAGCATTAAAAGACATATTCCGTAGGATCATGGAAACAGATGAGGCAACCGTACAGGCAGACATAGCAAACTTCCGTGCTGCATTTAAACAAGCATCTGCCGAAGAGGTTAGCTTTCCTCGTAGTGTAAAGAATATAAAGAAGTGGATTGATAGAGATAATGTGTACAAGAAAGGTACACCTATCCATGTTCGTGGTGCAATACTACATAATGATCTTATTACAAAACACAAATTGGGTAGAAGTATCCAAAAAATCAATAGTGGAGACAAAGTCAAGTTTACATATCTTGTCAAGCCAAATCCAATCAAAGAAAATGTGATTGCGTTTGTAGACTTTCTTCCACGTCAATTTAAACTTGAGCAATATATAGATTATAATCTACAATTCGAGAAAACTTTCTTGGGTGCTATCGATCCTGTTTTAGAAGCAATTGGATGGACCAGTGAGCATCAAGTATCACTCGAAGATTTTTTCGTATAAAAGTATGTACTTTGAACAAAAGTATGGTATAATATAACATATGAGTAAATTAGACTACGTAATATTAATTCTTTTATTCCCGTACTTTTTACTCGCGTATTTAAAGGAGCAAAGATGAGCGCAGATTGGGTAAACGACATTAACAGAATGCAAACAAAATATGGTGTCCGTGAATGGATAAAACATGCCACACCATTTGAACTTAAAAAATATTTAGAGTTTCGTTTAAACTTTATTAAAGAAGAGTATGACGAAACATGTAAAGCACTTAGTGAAGAAGATAGTGAAGAGATCGTAGATGGTCTTATTGACTTATGTGTTGTAGCTATTGGTACATTAGATGCATTAGGTGTAAATGTACACAAAGCTTGGAATGAAGTATATGAAGCCAACATGAATAAAGAAGTTGGTGTAAAAGAATCACGTCCAAATCCATTAGGCTTACCAGATCTAATCAAGCCTGAAGGTTGGACAGCGCCAAGCCATGAGAAAAATCATGGTATTATTGGTAATGCATGGAGCGATGAAATTACTAAGAAAGCTATGGAAGCTAATGCAGCAAGAACAGAGCTCATAGCAGATAATCCAGATGTCAATTCTAACTGGGCACCAGATGCAATATCTCGTATGGATATTATTGGTCAAAATGGTAATGATGGTTTACATTATACACCAGGACCAGGACCATTAGATGGTACACAAGCAAAAATTAATTGGGAAAAAGACTCGGAGTATATAAGATTATATGGGACCCCCGAAGATCCAAAAATCTAAAATAAACTACCGTACATGGTTAGTTTTATATAAAGGTAAAGATATCGATAAGATTACCTTGGAAGAGCATACTAAGTTTAGTAAAATGTATGCTGCATGGAAGGTAGGTAATATTGAGAAAGTATGAATTATTCCCTTACATTATTTAAAAGCATATTCGATAACAAAACTGAAAAGCGTATGAACTTTACTTCATACCATCAATTTGAGCGTTTGTTATTTGATCTAGCCCAGCAGAAGCGTGAAGATAAAAAGTCGGCTCCCCTTATTTCTCCTGCGACATACAAAGAGAATACGACTCGTGCAAATGATAATGTACTCGGTTGGGCTGGTTGGACGGCAGTAGATGTAGATGAACATGTATTCGATGGTAATCTTGAGCAAGAATTATTAGATCGATATGGAAAATGGAATCATGTTGTTTACTCTACTGCTTCATCCACTCGTGAACATCCTAAGTTTAGAATAGTATTTCCATTAACAATCCATGTACCAAAGGAAAAGATTAAACACTTCTGGTTTGCATTAAATAAAGAGTTAGGTGATATTGGTGATCCTCAAACAAAGGATCTATCACGTATGTATTATGTTCCAGGCAAATACAAAGATGCATACAATTTTATATACAATAATTTCAATGGTGTGGATATGAATCCATATGAGATTATGTCTAAACATGACTATGTTGAAAGATCAGGTTCATTGATAGATAATTTGCCTAAAGAGATTCGTAAACAAGTACTCGCTCATCGTAAGAGTGAGATGACAAATACAAATGTGTCATGGAGTAATTACAGAGATTGTCCATTTGTAAATAAGAAGTTAGTGAAAGAGTATAATGAAATCACTGACACAGGATGGTATACAAAGATGTATTCCATTATGGTTTCAATTGCAGGTAATGCTATACGTAAGAAGTATCCAATCACTGCACAAGAGATCACTACATTATGTAAGGAGATAGATTATGAGAACGGAAACTGGTATAAATCAAGACCATTCGACAAGGAGGCAGACCGTGCCATTGAATTTGTATACGGAAACGTTTAACCAAACGGACATCGATCCGAAAAGATTATACGCTAGGGCCAAAGCTGAATCTGAAAAGATCACTTGGAATCCTAACAATAGAACACCTGAAAAGATATTAATGGATTGCATGATGGGTCAATGTGCAGAATTATATCTCATAGACAAGTGTGGATACACAGATAATCCTAATGGATTTATGGATGTGTTTGATTTAGAAGGACGTGAGATCGAAGTAAAGGTTACACGTGGTGAACACAATATAAAGTTTATGTTAGGTGATTTATTAGTTCGTAAAATAGAATGGGGATACCATGTAGCTGATATAGTTTATTTTTATCTTTATGATCCAAAGTCAGGTGACTATACATTCTGTAGAGAATATAATTTTAATGGTACAGACTATGTACTTTCTAGTTAAATCGTGTTATAATATACACATATCAATCGAGGAGTAAACATGCAAAAAGAATCAATCATAGTTCTGCAAGAATGTGCAGAGCTTCAATCTAAAAAGTCAGAAGACTATCAAAATCCAAATTCACAAGTAAAACAAGCAATGCATTATCGTCGTGGTGTAGATTCTATTCATGATACTATGCATGGCAAAATGCTTCGTGCTCAGTCTTTACTTGAATCCGGTCAAGCTAACAACTTTGAATCACTTGAAGACACATACAAAGATCTTATTAACTATGCATCATTTGCTGTAGCTTATATTCGTGGCAAGATGGAAGGTCAAGATCCAAACTTAGATTACTTAAACAATCCTAAATCAAATGTTGATACGTCCATATAAAGTTGCCGACGTTCGTGACTACTTCATTGGTGCCAAGCAAGGTGGTGGTTATGGTCGGACTATAGATAAGACTGGCGTTCAATGTATCGAATTAATCGGTGCATCTTTTTTAGCAGATGAACCTGCTATATTTGGTGAACCTAATATAGAATATATAAATGCAGAAATTAATTGGTATGAATCACAATCTCTAAATATTCACGATATATACGGTAAACATTCTGGTAAAAAACCACCAGCAGCATGGCAATATGCAGCATCAGATCGTGGTTTTGTTCATTCAAATTATGGTTACTTAGTTGGCTCAGAAGAGAATGGTAGTCAATATGGAAATTGTTTAGCAGAATTAAAAGCTAATCCTAATTCACGTAGAGCTGTTATGATTTATCAAAGACCATCTATATGGTACGAATATAATCTTGATGGTGCTTCAGATTTTATATGTACTAATTCAGTAGCTTACTATATTCGAGATGGTAAATTACATTGTTCAGTTTCAATGAGATCTAACGATGTAGTGTATGGTTATAAAAATGATTATGCATGGCAACAATACTTATTGCTTAATATGGCAAATGAACTTGAAGTAGTAGCAGGTAATATGATATGGCAAGTGCAAAACTTACATGTTTATGAAAAGCATTTTGACTTAATCAAGCCAGCTCCATTACCCGAATCACCTACTAAATTATCAACTAACGCAAGTCATAAAAGTTATGCCTAAGAAGTGGTTAAATGAGGAAGCACTTGATGTGCTAGTTAATTATTATTATCCAAGAGCTGGATGGCTTCAGGATAATGTCAATTGGGGTCCATTAGATTACGAAGGACCAGAAGCCAATAAAGAAATTAATGATCCTCTTATGCAGAAGATTGATATTTATGATTGTAAGACAAGGAATGCCGCTGGCTTTTCAAATGTATTACAAGATTTATTTCTTGGTTCAAAGACTCCTAAATGGAGATGGCAAAACGAAAGACGTAGAGAGATTAACACATGGAATGATCAGATCACATGGGGTTTATCTGCACAGTTTTTTGTTATGATGTGTCATCGTATTACAGGTTCTGGTGCATCATTTGAGAATGACCATGGATATCGTAATAATATTATACAATATTGGGGTACACAGTTTGCTAAGGATGGCATAAAAGAAATGTGTGAAGATCTAATAAAGCGTAAAGAGGAAGGACCAATCTTTACTTCTATTGGTAACCAGCCACCTGCTCCAAAGAAGGGCACAACAAATGTAGACTTCATGACAAAAGAATTACCGCCATTAATATTTAAATTTGTTGATTGGTTATTATATGAAAAGATAGATGGTAGAGAAATGAAAACCCATAAGGAAATTGTTGACTATTTAAATGCATATAATAAATCTGCTGGTCATAGAAAGTTTAATTTTCAATATGCAGCATTCTCTATGGACTGTTCAGATTATTTTCCTACAGCAGTAGATCCAGATTCACACACATACTTGGGTAACAATGCTGTTCGTTGTATGCAGAAGCTATCATCAGGATATAAGCCAGATGAGTTTATGGATATATTAAGAGAACGTACAGGTGGAAAACCAAAAGATCTTGAAGATGTTATGTGTGACTTTGTAAGATTTGGTCAAAATTATGTACCAAGAGGTAACGGCACATTTGACCATATTCCTAGTACTATAACTAATAACAGCGGATGGGTATCTGGTTGGAAGCAAAGACAAGGTACACCACCGAATAATAATACACTACCAATATGAGTCACAACAAACATGTAGAAGACGGATTCAATATAGATATCGGGATGATGCAACCCGAAGAAGCAAAAGAATATTACTTAGATCTTGCTCAGTTTTGGACTGATCCTAATCCAGCTCCACGTATTGTTGAGCATGAAGGTATTCGAGTTGTAAGAGATGATGACTTAGTTGGATCTAAAGTTCGTGGTGGAGATTGTCTTATTAGTTCTCTTCCACGTCATATCGACACAATAGTTTATGTTCAACCAAGAACTGGTTTAGCTGGTGTAAGTATATTAGATGTAGCAAAGAGACATAATAAATCTGTAAGATTATTTATGCCATCATCTAAAAAGATCTCACATCACCAAGCTTGTTGTATAGAGCAAGGTGCAGAGGTTAGCTTTCATAGAATTGCTGCCATGCCTAATCTAAATAAGATAGCAAAGGAATGGGCTGATAAAAAAGAAAATGCATTCTTTGTACCGTTAGGATTAAAACATAGAATGGTCACAGCAGGAATTGTAAAGGTTGCAAGTCAAATAAAAGAACCTGAGCAAGTATGGGTTGCTACATCAACTGGTGTATTGACTCGTGGATTGCAGATAGCTTGGCCAAATGCAGAGTTTGTTTCTGTGGCTGTAAGTAGAAACATGAAGGCTGGTGAATTAGGTAGAGCAAGAGTAATATCTGCACCTGAGCCATTTACTAAAGGATGCAAACCTGAAGATCTGCCACCGTTTCCGTGTATAGACACCTATGACGGAAAAGTCTGGCGTTACATTCCTAAGAATACTGGTAAAGATATTCTATTTTGGAATGTCGGAGCTCAACCGATTTTACAAGATGAGACGCTATATGAAACAACTGATAGCTATAGAAAATGGGATAAAGACTTATGATTACAGGAACATTTAATAAAATACCACGTAAGAAAAACAGCCATGGATATGGTTGGGCAAGAACATGGGCAGAGAACTTAAATGTAGGTATTAACCATGATGCTCATCCAACCGAGGTATTATACTTAGACCACGGGGTAAACTTTGGTGGTGGTCTGAATCTATTCGGTGGGTTTAACGAAGAACTTAAACAACGTATAGATAATTTCTTAGCAGCAAACGAAGTTTTTTCACTTGACATGGATATGCCAGAGTATGGTAATATGTTAGCTAAGAGAAAAGATGTTAAAGATAAAGAATGGTGTAAACGTGTTCAAGCTAAATGCGATAGTGCAAAAACATTATTGTCTACAGATCTTGACACTACTTGGTTGACAATTGGTGATTCTCATACGGCAGCATTCGCTGCACCAGGAAGTATGGTCATTAAGACAAACGGTCTTACACTCAATGGACAACTACGTTCTAACTTTCAATATGTGAGAGATCATATATGGAAATGTAACAACCTACAAGGTATCACATTAAGCTTTGGTAATATAGATGTAAGACATCACCTTTGCAGATTAGGTATTGATCCAAGAGATATGTGGATTGACTTAAAAAGATTTGGTGATAGCTTACCATTTCCAGTAGAATATTCTGTACCATGGCCTATAGAGTTTGAAGACAGAAGATTACCAAAGACTGGTTATTATAAGAACCAACCATTTTGGGGTACACGCTTTGAAAGAACACAAATGCTTGAAAGAATTATTGAGACCATGGATATGGTAAGCATGAATAAAGTTATGTATCCACAAGAGTGGTTAACCATGGATCCTGAAGTATTTGCTAAAACAAAAATGGAAGGCACTAGTTCAGTACATATATCACCTGAAGTATATAGGCGAAAAGATTTTGGTGAGCAGTATGTACTTCCAATATAACTGTGATATAATATACATATCAATTAATTATTAGAGGAGAAAAAATATGGGCATAATGGATAAGCTCGCGAAGAACTCTCGTATCAAAGAGTCTTCACAACTAGACAAAAGTAAATTGTTTAGTAATAAGGATATGGTGACTACACCTGTTCCTATGATTAACGTTGCGTTATCAGGCGATCCAAGCGGAGGTCTGACATCTGGACTAACAGTACTGGCAGGACCAAGTAAGCATTTCAAAACTAGTTTTGGACTACTCATGGCTGCAGCATACTTAGATAAGTATGAAGATGCTGTTTTGTTATTCTATGATTCAGAGTTTGGTAGCCCGCAACAATATTTTAAGTCGTTCGGTATTGATACTTCCCGCGTACTACATAGTCCCATTACTAATGTAGAAGAGCTGAAATTCGATTTGATATCCCAGCTTGAGAATATTGAACGCACCGACAAAGTGATTATTATGATTGACTCTGTCGGAAATCTTGCTTCGAAGAAGGAGCTTGAAGATGCTATGAATGAAAAGTCAGTAGCAGATATGTCGAGAGCGAAAGCCCTCAAAGGTCTATTTAGAATGACAACACCCTACCTAACAATGAGAGATATTCCATTGATAGCAGTCAACCACACATATCAAGAAATCGGCTTATTCCCTAAAGCAGTCGTGTCCGGTGGTACAGGTATTTACTACTCCTCAGATAATATCTGGATCATCGGCCGTCAGCAAGAGAAAAAGGGAACTGAAATTACAGGATATAACTTTGTCATTAATGTAGAAAAATCAAGGTTTGTCCGTGAGAAGTCTAAGATTCCTATCTCAGTTACATGGGAAGGTGGTATTGAAACATATTCTGGATTATTAGAAGTAGCAATAGAAGGTGGATATGTAGTTAAACCTCAAAATGGTTGGTACTCAAAGGTTGACCGATCTACTGGAGAAGTAGAAGATAAAAAGGTTAGACTTGCCCAAACATTGGAAAAAGATTTTTGGACAGATATTTTTGCAAAGACAGATTTCGAAGATTATATTAAGAACAAATATGAAGTCGGTCATGCTGATATGATTAAACAAGATAACCCTGAAGATATGGATATTTAATGCAGATAGAAACATTAATCTTACGAAACTTAATGCTCAATGAGGATTATACCAGAACGGTTATTCCTCATTTGAAAACTATATACTTTGAAGATCCACACAGATCAGTATTTAATGAGATTGTTGGGTTTGTCAATAAGTTTAATAAGTTGCCAAGTGCTGATGCTTTAACTATTGAGTTAAAGAATAATCCTAAGATCACATCAGATTCTCTTGCACTTATACCTGAATTGAGTAAACAGGATACAGAACAAACTATCGAATGGTTAGTTGAAAAGACTGAGAAGTGGTGTCAAGACCGAGCAATCTATTTGGCAATCATGGATTCTATTAATATTATTGAAGGTAAGCATGATACATTAGATAAGAATGCATTGCCTACCGTATTAGCAGAAGCTTTAGGTGTTAACTTTGACATGAGGGTTGGACATGATTATGTTGATGACTCTGATAATCGTTATGATTTCTATCATAGGCAAGAAGAACACCTACCATTTGACTTAGAAAAGTTTAACACAATCACTAAAGGTGGTCTCGTCAAGAAATCTCTTAATGTTGCTTTGGCTGGTACAGGTGTAGGTAAGTCTTTATTCATGTGTCATGTTGCAGCTGGTGCCCTAACACAAATGAAAAATGTGTTATATATAACTATGGAGATGGCAGAAGAAAGGATAGCAGAACGTATTGATGCTAACCTTATGAATGTGCCTATTGACCAGTTAGAGAATCTATCGAAAGATATGTTTGATAAGAAGATGCATAAGCTTACTGACAAAGGTGTTGGTAAACTTATTGTGAAAGAATATCCTACAGGAGCTGCAAGTTCTATTCACTTTAGGGCATTACTAAAAGAATTAAAGATCAAACGTGACTTCACACCTGATCTTATTTGTATAGACTATCTAAATATATGTGCCTCATCAAGAATGAAATCTATGGGTGGTGCAATTAACTCATATATTATGGTCAAAGCAATTGCAGAAGAATTGCGTGGCTTAGCAGTAGAGTATAACTTACCTATTGTTACGGCCACACAAACTACTCGTTCAGGTTTTGCATCATCTGATGTAGGACTAGAAGATACAAGTGAATCATTTGGTTTGCCTGCTACGGCAGATCTTATGTTTGCACTTATATCTACAGAAGAGTTAGAAAACCTTAACCAAATAATGGTTAAACAATTAAAGAATAGGTATAATGATCCTACAGGTGGAAACAAGAAGTTTGTACTTGGAATTGACAGAGCCAAGATGAGACTGTACGATGTAGAAGATACAGCACAAACTCTGAATGTAAGGGATGAGCCACCTAAAAAAGTAAATCAATTTGAGGATTTTGACGTATGAGTACTTTATTAACAGGCCAAGGATGGGGAAGGAAATATACCAGCCTAGCCAAAGAAATATCTACATGGTCTAAGGACCCAAGCACACAAGTTGGTGCAGTTGTTATAGGTGAAAAAGGCCAATTATTATCACAAGGTTATAATGGGTTTCCACGAGGCATTAATGATACTGATGATAGACTAAATAATCGTGAAAGAAAGTATGAATTAGTTGTACATGCAGAGATGAATGCTATATATAATGCTAGTTTTAATGGAGTTTCTTTAAAGGATTCTACATTATACGTGTATGGTTTACCTATTTGTAGTGAATGTGCGAAAGGTATTATTCAAGTTGGTATAAAAAAGGTTGTTGCTACGAGACCTAGAATATATAATTCCGATTGGGATAAATCAACAAAGGCTGCTGAGGCTTTATTTAGAGAAGCTGAAGTAATGTATTTAATCGACGTGGAGGAAGAATGAGCAAGACAATGAATCCGTATGTGAAAGTACGAAGAGATGCAAATAAAAATCGTGTATCTAAAAAGAATATGAGTCATGGAACATTCAGATGTAAACGTCATCCAAACAGTAAGAGGTGTCAAAATGCTTAAGACTTTATTTAATCAAGGCTATTCGAAGAAGTTCATGGATCGAATAGAATTTAGAAGAAAGGAATACTACGAGAAGCGTAGAATTCAAACAATCCGTGAAAACGCCATGAACATGGCACACAATTGGAGACACGAATATCCTCATGGAACTCCATTAGAATATATTCGTGATGATATTATTGAATGCTGGGAAAGAAATTCAAAGGTTGGTATCTATAAAAATTTAGATAATAAACAAAGCATACCAACACCGAATGTTGTAGATCCATTAGATACTATCCCATACAAAATTGAAGGAGAACATGAGAAAACATAAAATAATAGGTTTAATATTTGGTATGGTTTTTGCCGCATCTGCAATGGCAGCAACTAAACATTTTGATATAAAAGATCATTATCATGAGGTTGTTTATTTAGAACCATATACGATTGAAGTATGTGAACAACAAAGAGTAACAAACCAAGATGACTTAATTAATAATGCATTTTGGGGAGCAATCTTTGGAGCAGTTGTCGGTGATGTAATTGATGAAGACAGCGGCAAAGTTCCTGGCGCAGTAATTGGTGCAGCTATTGGTGCAAATGAGGCCGAGAAGAATAGCACTACAACAGCAATGGTATGTAAGACTGAGACACGTAAGAAGTCTACCACAGTCAATGAATACTCTCATTCAACTATCAGCTTTGCATATGACGGTATCATGTATGAAGTTGACTTTATTAAGAAGCAATAATGTTTAAAGTAGGCGATTTAGTAGAAAAAGTAGGTGGTGATTATACATTTGTAGGTCACGTAGTTTCAGTATTTGAAAAACTTAGTGGTGCAGTACGATTAGTTGTAGAAGACGATCGTGGTGTATTACATGTATACAGTGAAAAGATATTGAGGCATGTAGAATGAAAGACGGACCATTAAAATCAGCATTTGAAAAATACTTAACAGAGAGATCAAGCACTGAAGGTGTTTTATATCAAGAACTAACAACATATAAAATTAATTTAGATGGCATGTTAACTAAAGAAACAGTTACACGAAGATTCGGTCATGATGGAAATTATCATGACACTACACATCAACTACCTTTGGTACAGACAAATGAATAAAGAAGCACCATTCAAAAAATGGACATTCGTAGATAAGAATGATTTAGATAATGAACATTGGTATGTACGATTAGATGGTGGAAAATACCATGATGTAATTTACAGATATATGAAAGTATCATTAAATATGGATACTCAATCTATAAATTTTGATTACGAAGTGGTAGAATATCCAAGTATGGATGATCCACATGGGGAACCTGAGTTTACTCAAGCTGCAGGTGATATTTTAAAAAGTATATTAGATGATGCGATGGAAAAGCAGGACTATGTACTAGGTGAAAAGTAATGAACGTAAAAGAAACACTGACCATTCTCTCAGAAGAATGCGCAGAAGTAATACAAGCTAACTCAAAATTAATTAGATTTGGCCCATATGATGAAGATAATGTGGCTGAATTAGAACAGGAACTCGGTGATATAATGGCCATGATACTCGTACTTGATTATTATGGCTATGTTTCAACAGAAAATATCACAAAGAATGTAGAACCAAAGCTAAAAAAGCTTAAAAAGTACAGCAAAATTAAGAATTTAAATAAAATTATAAAGAATTTGTAATTATTATAAATACCTTTATATCGAATTTATATAAGGGTTTTAATGCAGTCACTTAAAGGTTATCTATCCGAAGGTCGTCACGATCCTTCAATATTCAAGGCAGTTTTTATGGCAGGTGCTCCAGGCGCAGGCAAAAGCTTTGTCTCTGATTGGATGTCTTTAGGTCCCCAACTTGGTTACAAGGTAATCAATTCAGACATGGAATTCGAACGTTACATGAAGGAAGCAGGATTAACTGATGATAAAGGTGCAGTTATCCTTGATCCTTCAAAAGAGTTTGAACGTGGTGTAATACGTACAGTAGCAAAAAGACACACAGCAGCTAAACAAAGACATGCCATGATCGGCAGATTAGGTCTTGTTATTGACGGTACAGGAGCAAACGCTTCTAAAGTAGAAAAACAAAAGAAAACATTAGAAGCACTTGGTTATGAAACAGCCATGGTGTATGTTAGTATTCCTTTAGAAGATTCAATTGAATCAGATAGAAAACGTGGCGAAGCAGGAGATAGATCAATTGGACCAGAGCTTGTTACCCAAAAATTCCAAGAATTAGATAAGAGTTTACCTAAATTAAAAAGGGCATTTGGCAGAATGTTTTTCGAGATAGATAACACAGTAAGAGAAAAAACACCAACAATAATTCGTGGTGTATATAATCAAATTGCTAAATGGTCTAAGAAATTACCAACAAACAGAGCAGCTAAAACTTGGATAAAGAATAACTAATATGAAAACATTAAAACAGATTTTAGAAGGTCCAGGCAGTAAAAGTGAACCATGGGAAGATGGTTATAAGAGAAGAGTCGTAAAGACCACAAAGCCTGAGCATAAAGAAAAAGGATATAATTGGAGAATTAAAGGTAAAGACCGTAATGAGATCTCCATTAAACTATACAAGTCTAAGCCAGATTTTGCTGAGTTTAAAAAGCAAATGAGAAGGGTTGCAGGACACGAGTTCGGAGGATAAATGAAAACCTATAAACAAGTAGAAGCAATTGACCATATATGTGAGCAACAATACCAAGATGAGGTAATAAGCGAAGCAGAGTATCAAGGCAAAACAGTTACATTAAATAATCCTACACGTTCACCTAAAGGAAGTAAGCATAAATTTCATGTATATGTAAAGAATGATAAAGGTAATGTTGTAAAGGTTACATTCGGTGATCCTAATATGGAAATTAAGAGAGATGATCCTGCAAGACGTAAATCATTTCGTGCAAGACATAATTGTGATCAGAAAAAAGATAAAACTAAAGCAGGATATTGGTCGTGTTACCAATGGAGAGCTGGAGCAAAGGTAGATAATTAATGTTAAATTTTAAAGAGCAAGTAACAGAATCAACACAAATGCGTTTAGTCGATCTTCTTCCGAAGAAGGTGAAGCGTATGATATACAGAGTTGCACATCAAGACAAGTATAAAGGTGCTTTGCTTATGATGAAAGCATTAAGAAAAGATCCTGATGTAATCTCAAGAGGCTTGAGCAAACAAAAGATTCAGGCTATTGCTGCAGATCATTTTGGTTTAAACCATCGTGAGTTTGCAAGAGTACTTGATCGTAAGACAAGATACGAAGAGAAAACTCCTACTAGACCACAAGAAGATGATTCAGGTTGGGTAGAAGAGTATATCACAGAAGCTCGTACTGATACAACACTAAATGCATCTATTACAGAATTATTTCCTGCTCTTGCTTTTAATAACAAATCAAAACCTGTAAGTGTAGAAGCTTTTAAAAAGTTTGTATATAAACTAAATTTAGATAGAGACAGAAAATCATTTATGCCAGCTGATAAAGAAGCGGCAAAACTCGTTATAGAAAAAATACCTAGTATGGAAGAAAGATTTTCTAAAGATAAAATAGAAAATGCCATAGGAATTACTAATTATTTGTATGAGTTACACGATACAAAACCTATTAGTCATGTTGTGTGGGGATACCGTGCAAAACCAAGAGGAATACCAAAGAATCATGCAGGTGATATATTTGTATTCTTTCGTGATAAATCAGTTATTGGAGTATCACTTAAAGCTGGATCTGCTAAATCGAGAGAGCCATTGTTAAATACTTATGTAGGAACACAATACAAAAAACGTGGTTGGGATACTACTGAATTGCAAAATACTTTATGGGATAGAGTATATTCGCAAGTTCCTGGTGTAACTGATATAGCAACAAAAACAAATTATATGGACAAGAAGGTTAAACCAGAAGTTGTCCGTAAATATATAGAGATGTTCCTTTTAGATCAAAAAGCAGCAGATGTATTATATCATGAACAGACTAAAGTTTGTAGACAACAGTTATGTAAAGAAATTAATAAAATGTCTACCGCTGATTTTATTCAATGGTTAGGTGAAGACTTTAATTTAGAAAAGAAAGGTGAGAAAGTACCACTAATATTAGTCAAAGCTGTTGGCACAACCGCAACTCGTAAAGGAGATGATTTAGCTCCTGTATACAAAACAATCACAGATCATAAAGCTTATTTAGATAAAAATTCAGTCCAAGCATGGATGATTGACGTATATTTACCTGAAGGTAAAATGACATTAGATATGGTTTGTAGATCTGACTCGGGTGTTCGTGCTGAAAAGGGAGTAACTGGCCAGGGTAGATTAGGTAAATTTATGATGTTAAAAGTTTTATATAAAGGAATACTATGAATCTAAAGCAACACATAGCAGAAGCAAAGAATACTCACATGACTCATATTGAGGACATGGTGATTGACGGTGGTGTAGCTGGAGCACGATCAGCTATCTTTGCATTAAGAGATTTAAGAGACATGTTGGCTGGTCATACAAATGACACTAAACAAGTCACAGTTAAATGGGATGGCGCACCAGCAGTATTTGCTGGTATTGATCCATCTGACGGTAAGTTCTTTGTAGCAAAGAAAGGAATATTTAATAAGAATCCTAAAGTATATAAATCAGTAAAGGATGTAAAAGCTGATACATCTGGTGATTTAGCAAAGAAGCTTACAGTAGCATTTCAAGAATTAAGTAAACTTGGTATAAAGAAAGGAGTCTACCAAGGTGACATTATGTTCACAAAACAAGACTTAAAGAAAGCAACAATTGATGGGAAGAAGTATGTAACCTTCCACCCAAATACTATAGTATATGCAGTACCCGTTGAAGCAGCGCAAGAGATTATGAGAGCTAAAATTGGAGTAGTGTGGCATACTTATTACTCAGGCTCAACCTTTGAAACAATGAATGCTTCATTTGGTGTATCCACTGCAGCGTTTAAAAATGTCCGAACGGTATGGCAGAAGTCCGCCAACCTACCAGACATATCTGGTTTAGCCACATTAACCAAAAAGGAAACAGATGAAATTACCAAGCATATCTCGAACGCAGGAAAGCTCTTTCAAAAAATCGCCGCTACGACGCTTAATGACGTGGCTTCAAATAAAGATATTAACCTCTTTATCAATACCTTTCGCAATACGAAGGTTAGAGCGCAAGAGGAAGTTACAGACTCCAAAGCCTATGTTGAAGAACTTATCGGATGGATCGAGAATCGTTATAACACCGAAAAAGAAAGGCTTAAGAGCGATGCTGGGAAGGATAGGAAGGAACAAGCGAAGCTGGCAGCCTTAGAATTCTTCTCAGATGAGAACAGAGATGGTCTTATAAGTATGTTTGATATGCAAAACGAGCTAGTATCTGCTAAGATAAAGCTATTAAAGCATCTGGACAGTATGGATAGTATAAATACATTTATAAAGACTAAAGACGGGTTTAGAGTAACAGGCGCCGAGGGATATGTTGCTATAGACCATTTAACAAACGGTGCTGTTAAAATTGTGGATAGAATGGAATTTTCTTACAACAACTTTAGCAAAGACATAATCAAGGGATGGGAGTCCGAATCACGATGAAATTAATAGACAAATTAGTACAATCATATACTGAACCAACAATAAGAGAAAACAGTATGGCAGCACGTAGAGCTGGAGCAAAAAGAGTTCATCATTCAGATAAAGCTCTTGAGAAGGATCAAATAGCTTTAATCGATTATCTATGGAAAAATCCAGACTTTCAAGCTCAAGCAGTAAAAAAAGGTTATAATAGGGATGATATCTACTTTGATGATAACGAACTTGTCTTTGGTTCTAAAACAGGAATGAGAGTTGGTAAGAATGATAAAGTTTCTGATATAATTAGAAAAGTTAAAGTAAAATAGGAGAATAATGTCAAACATTCAAATAATACAATGTCAAAAAGCTTCAGGAAGCTTTGATACTGTAGATGCAGCAATGGCTCAACATTGTACTGACTGCACAGCGCTTACATCTGTATCAGATTATAAAGCGTGGGTAGGACAGCAACTTTTTTCTGAATCCTATGCGTTAATGGCTGATAATAGCGGCTATAATATTACGCGAACTTGGGAAACCACAGAAGCAAAAGAGACTGGAGAAGCTGGATCAGCCCCAGATAATGATAGAGCCCAATTAAGTGTTAACGGCTGGACTTGTAAACTAATATAAGGGTCATATGGCGTTACATACTTTTAAAGAACACTATCTTGAAGAAGCTGCGGCAGAAACTGTAACTTTAAACTGGGGTAGGTTTAATCCCCCTACTATTGGTCATGAAAAACTTTTAGACGTATCAATGTCTAAAGGATCAGGTGTACATAGAGTATATGCAACCCAATCCCAAGATAACAAAAAGAATCCCCTCGACTGGAAAACTAAAATTAAGTATATGCGTAAGGTGTTTCCTAAGCATGCAAGACATATACTTATGGACAAGAGAGCCAAAACAATATTTGATGTTCTTACCATTGCGCACGATGATGGCTTTAAGAATGTAGAGTTGTTTGTTGGTCAAGATCGATTAAAAGAATTCGAAACATTAGTAAACAAATATAACGGTGTGAAAGGCAGACACGGCTTTTATGACTTTGTAAATATTAAAATACTAAGTGCTGGTGATCGTGATCCCGATGCAGATGGAGCAGAAGGTATGTCAGCCTCAAAGATGAGAGCTGCAGCTGCCGATAATGATCTTATTGCATTTACAAGAGGTCTACCACCAAGATATAGAGATGCCGAAGGACTGATGAATGCTGTCCGTAAAGGTATGGGTTTAAGAGAAGAGAAATCTTTTAGACAAGATATAAAATTAAAGAAGGCATCAAATCTTCGTGAGAAGTTTGTTGCTGGTAAATTATTTAATGTGAATGATCCTGTAAAATCAAATGACGGTCAAGAAGGAGTTATAGATACATTAGGAGCTAACCACGTTAAAGTAAAATTGAAAGGAGATGGACAGTTTAAAACTTTCTGGCTCCAAGATTTATGTTTAAATAATTAGGAGATATATTATGTCAAATATGGCAGGTGTAACAAAAGATATGTACCCTGAAGGAACCGTAGCACATTTAGACGGTTTCAAAGGACCAAACGGTGAAGTTTTATTGGGTGTTGAATTCACTCAAGAAGAAGTTGACTCATGGAATGGTACAAGCTCGGACTTACCAGCGACTGGCGCTTCGGCTACCAGTAGCGCTAGTCCAGAACTTACGGTAACTGAAAAATCCACTAAAGCTGAGATGGAGGCCGAAGGGCGCAAGCACGGTATAGAATTAGACAGACGTAAGAATAAAAAAACACTGTGGAACCAGTTAAAGAAAGCAATAAGTAAGTAAAAACTTAATAAATATATATTATGGAATTGACTAAGAATAACTTCGAGTTATATGCTGCGAAGCATTATCAAAAAGATAAGTGGAGTACCGATGATGATTTCAAGGAAGATATGTCTCGGTTTAAATATATTAACAGATTAGTCAATAGGTATTATCGTGACGATGATTTGAAAGAACGATTAATATTAAACCATATTATTATATTAGGTAATGTGTTAGGGCCATCTATATGTGCTGAGATCTTAATGTCAAAGACACATCAAACCCTACAAAGTATTGTAAAAACCTTCTTGGTATATTTAAATTATTTACCAGAAGATGAGTATGTTGAAGTTCCGTTAGACTCAACAATTATAGACGTATTAAGGAAGTTATGAGTCAGTATTTAAAAGAAAGCGCAGTAGATTTATTCATTACGTATAAATTTATTCGTCTTCTTACAACAAAGTGGAATAAGACTGATGCCTTTAAGGAAGGTGTAATTGACGCTAAAGGAAAGCTATTAGTTAAAATAGCAGATCAAACATCAGCACAAAAGAAAGCTTATACAACTTTTGATAGATTAGTTTTTAATCTAAAAAGAATCTTAGAGAAAGTACCATTCGGGAAATCTCAAATTGCTTCTTATGCCGCAGCACTCTTTTTATTAAAAGAAGAAACTGATATGGCAGAAGAAGATATCCTCAAGGTGCTTGAGGATTTAGGCCATGATACTTCAATTGACTTAAATGAAGGTTTTAAAGAACTTCGTGAAGGCCAACACATACTAAATCATGATTTGCAAGAAAGCAAAAAGGGAACAATTGTGAATTTAGATTATATAGAACCAGTTGGGCATTTTGCTGGTGTTCCTATATATAAAACACAAGAAAACATTTATTTATCAGTAAACAATATATTATAAGTATGTACTTTCACACTTAGTGTGATATAATATATTTATTTAATTGGAGTGACATGACGTCTATTAACGTAACCAAGCGCAGTGGTGAAACTGAGCCATTTAACATTGACAAGATTCACCGAGTGCTGGAATGGGCTTGTCAAGACTTAGTTGGTGTATCAGTCTCTGAAATAGAGATGAGAGCTAACGTTCAAATATATGAGAAGATGCGTTCGACATCTATTCATGATCTCTTAATCAAATCAACATCGGAGCTTATTACTGAAGCTACACCTAACTATCAAACTGTTGCAGCAAGATTAATCAATTACAAACTCAAGAAAGTTGTTTATGGTGACAAGGATCCATGGCCACTCAAAGATATTATTGAACATAATATTGATGCTGGAGTCTATGATCCTGACATATTAAATATGTATTCTGAAGCTGAAATAGATTATATTAATGACCATATAATAGATCATTCACGAGATGATGACTTTACATATGCTGGCATGGAGCAGATGAGGTCAAAGTATCTTGTACAGAATCGAACGGATGGCACAATATATGAAACACCTCAAGTGCTTTATATTATGATTGCTATGACATTATTCGGTAGGTATAATGGAAGACGTATGAAATTTGTAAGAGACTTCTATAACGCTATATCACAATTTTATATCTCATTACCAACGCCTATTATGGCTGGTGTGAGAACTCCAACAAGACAATTCAGTTCATGTGTTGTATTAGAATCAAATGATTCTCTTGACTCAATCAATGCAACATCAACATCAATCGTTAAATATATTTCAAAGAAAGCTGGCTTAGGTATTAATGCTGGTAAGATCAGAGCTGTAGGTTCTCATATTGGTGATGGTTCAGTTGTACATACTGGTCTTATACCATTCCTCAAGTTATTCCAAGCAAGTGTAAAGTCTTGTTCACAAGGTGGAGTACGTGGTGGAGCAGCAACAGTTTATCTACCGGTATGGCATTATGAGTTTGAAGATCTTGTTGTATTAAAGAATAACCGTGGTACAGAAGAGACTCGTGTACGTAACATGGATTATGCCTTCCAATTTAATAAGCTTATGTACGAGAGATTATTAACTGGTGGGAACATTACTTTCTTCTCACCTGATGACGTACCTGGATTATATGATGCATTCTTTGAAGATCAAGATTTATTCCAAGAGTTATATGAAAAGTATGAAAGGTCCCGTAAGATTCGTAAGAAATCTTTACCAGCTCTTGAAGTATTCTCTCAATTCTTGACAGAACGTAAAGAGACAGGACGAATCTATTTACAAAATGTAGATCATGCAAATACACATGGTGCATTCATCGAGAAGCAGGCCCCGATACACCAGTCGAATTTGTGTTGTGAAATTGATTTACCTTCACATGGTTTAGAATCATATGATGATGCAAACAAAGGTGAGATTAGTTTATGTACATTATCTGCAATTAACTGGGGATTAATTAATGATCCGAAGGACTTCGAGAAGTATTGTGAGTTAGCTGTACGTTCTCTTGATGCTTTACTTGATTATCAAAACTATCCTATTGTTGCAGCACAAAGATCAACAATGAATAGAAGACCGTTAGGTGTAGGTATTATTAACTTTGCATACTTCTTAGCAAAGAGAGGTTTAAAATATAATGATGATGCTCTTGCTACAGTTGATGAATACGCAGAAGCATGGTCATATTATCTTATTAAGGCAAGTGCAGATCTTGCAAAAGAGAAGGGAACTTGCTATAAGGTCTTAGAGAGTAAATACGGACATGGTATCTTGCCAATAGACACATATAAAAAAGAGGTTGACGAACTAGTCAAGCACAAAGAAAGAATGCCATGGCAATCATTAAGAAAACAGTTACAAAAATCTGGTATACGTAATAGTACATTAATGGCTATTATGCCAGCTGAAACATCTGCCCAGATTGGTAATGCTACAAATGGTGTAGAACCACCTCGTGCACTTGTATCATACAAGCAATCGAAGGACGGAGTCATGGCACAGGTTGTACCACAAATACACAATCTTAAAAACAAATACGATTTGCTATGGGATCAGCAAGGACCCGAAGGTTACTTAAAGATCATGGCAATCATTCAAAAGTATGTTGACCAGGGTATATCTGTAAATACAAGTTATAACCCAGCTCAATACGAAGACAATAAAGTTCCTATGTCAGAAATGATGAAGGATCTTGTCACATTCTACAAATACGGAGGTAAGCAATTATATTACTTTAATACGAATGATCTAACTAACGAGGATGAATCAACTGAGCTTGATAAGACTCGTGAGGATTTTGCGACACAACAGGAGTATGATGACTATTGTGAGAGTTGTGTATTATAGAGAAAAATATTCTACAGAATCTAGCTTTTGTAGAAAAATTTTATCTTTTTTAATGAACACCGCAAAATAGTTGCGTTTAGTATGTACAAAGTATATAAATTATGTTATAATAGTTCCATGTTATCAAGATTAGGTTTGGTATAAATAATTATGGATTTATTAAATTACTTACTATTAGGGGTTATTCTTACCCTCGGGGCCACAGGATTATTATCCTGGGCTATCTTCCCAATTTTCCTTGAACTGAATGATGAGCTAAATGAAAAGTTTAAGGACGAGAACCCTTCGAGATAAGGCTAAACTACTTTTTATAAAACGACATAGGAGAATATATGTTAGATAAAATCACAAGCGGCGTTAGTGCTGCATCGGCTATTGCAATGTCACTAATTGGTTTAGCAATCTTATTGCAAATCGTATTTGGTGGAGCAGTACCTTTCCTTGGCGGTGACGTCATTGGTACGATCATTGGTATAGTCCAACAGCTAGGAGACGCTGGTTTAGTTGGTTTGATTTCTGCAGCGGTTTTGTGGAAGCTACTAACTCATGATGATGCTTAATAACATTCATTCAATAATGAAGTGAGCTAGATAACGACGTAAAGGTAAAAGTAGGAGCACTTAAGACGTGGGTTCAATTCCCACCTCCTCCACCAAATAGATTTAAAATAGATTTATTTAATGGGGGAGACAAGGCATCGATTAGGTAGCAGAGCCGCTTGAGACTCGTCAGCCAACAAAGGCTTAAAAATGAAAATTTAATCGGCAATCAAAACGATTATTTACTAGCTGCTTAACGGCTAGTTGAGGTTTTCTTCCGGAGTTCCTTATCACCCAATACTCCGGATTTTCTTTTATATACATAATACCATGATAAGCATAACGGATCACGCTATTGAAAAATTACAGGTTCTTTTAAAAAGTGAAGCTGGAATGACTCCTAAAAGCTTAAGGGTATTAGTCAAAACTACAGGCTGTTCTGGCCTAGCATATAATTTAGAGTATGCATACTATGCAAACAAAGAAGACATCATACAACAGTTTGATGGCTTTCGTGTTTTTATAGATCCTAAATCATATGTGTATGTAGAAGGATGTGAGATAGACTATAAGTACGAAGGTCTAAATGAAGGATTTGAATTTTATAACCCTAAAGAAAAAGCCAGATGTGGCTGTGGAGAATCATTTACAGTATGAATATATTTTATTTAGATAAAGATGCAAAGACTAGTGCAGAGATGCACCTTGACAAACATTGTAGTAAGATGCTAGTGGAATACGCACAGCTTATGTCTACAGCTCACCGTGTTCTTGACGGTACAGAGTATTATGACAAAAACAAAATTGGTTCAAAGATCAAACGCTGGAGGCATGAGGAAGATGCACTATATAAAGCTTCACATGTTAATCATCCGAGCAATGTGTGGCTTCGTCAAAGTATAAATAATTACGCATTCCTCTATGAGATGTGGTGCCATCTACACGATGAATTTGTTATACGCTATGGCAAAGATCATATGTCATTCGTAAAACTCAAAGAAGTACTAAAGAACCCACCGCGTAATTGTGGTGATAGTCCATTTACACAACCGACACAAGCCATGCCTGACGATGTCAAGCATAGTGATAGCATTACTGCCTATAGAAATTACTATAAGAAGTATAAGCAACATATCGCAGCATGGAAGACGGTTACACCAAGCTGGTATACTGTATGAAAAAAAGCGTATTTAAAATAAACACAAAAGGACACATGGATAAAGATCTATTCTTTGATGAAGGTGTCGACGTAGCAAGATATGATATTGTAAAATATTCACAATTACAAAAACTATATGAAAAGATGTTATCATTTTATTGGACTCCTGATGAGATCGATGTCACAAAAGACAAGATTGATTTTAGTAAGCTAACAAAGAATGAGCAACATATATTTACATCCAATCTCAAAAGACAAATCTTATTAGACTCAGTACAGGGCAGATCACCTGACTTGGCTTTATTGCCACTTGCAAGTAATCCTGAACTTGAGTTACTCATTGAGACGTGGGCATTCTTTGAGACTATTCATTCGAGATCATATACTCACGTGATCAGAAACGTGTATCCTAATCCTTCGAAGGTCTTCGATGAGATTACTTCGATACCAGCAATATCCGAGTGTGGTAATGCAATCTCAGAACATTATGACAACCTGATCAATTATAGAGGCCCTCACGGTAGCTATAAGCATAAAAAGCTGTTATATCTATGTTTAGTTTCTATATACATATTAGAAGGTATAAGATTTTATGTAAGCTTCGCATGTTCATGGGCTTTCGCAGAGCTTAAGCAAATGGAAGGTAATGCAAAGATTATTAAATTAATTGCAAGAGATGAGAACTTACATCTTGCAGCTTCGTTAAATATTATACGTACTCTCTTAAAAGAAGATGAGGATTATGTGAAGATTAAAGAAGAAACTGATGGTCAAGTTCATCAACTATTTGAAGATGCATTAGTACAAGAAGAGGAATGGTGTGATTATCTATTTGGTAACGGTTCAATGATTGGATTAAACGCTGACCTCTTAAAAGAATATGTACGTTGGATTGGTGCAAAGAGAATTAAATCTCTAAATTATCATGTACCATTTTCAGTACATCAGCATAACCCACTTCCATGGACAGAGAAATGGATTAGTGGCGGAGCAGTACAAGTTGCTCCACAAGAAACAGAAATCACATCGTATGTGCTCGGTGGAGTTACACATGATGTCAATAAAAAATCATTCGAGGGATTAAGCTTATGAGTTTAGCAGTAGTATGGAGTAAAAACGGTTGTGTATATTGCACAAAAGCAAAAGACTTTTTAAATAAAAAAGGAATTAATGTAGAAGAGAGAAATGTTGAATCAGGTGAATGGACACTGAGAGAATTACAAGAAGCAGTTCCAGGAGCAAGAGCATTTCCACAAATCTTTATTGATGGCAAATATATTGGTGGCTACGATAAGATGATGTCACATGTTCAAATGGGAGAATTAAGTTTATGATATGCCATGAATGCAATAGTCCAGACTTTGACGTTACTGTTAAAGAAGAATTAGGTTATGACAATAATCCTATAGATCTTGGATTGGAAGTGACGCACTGCCCTTTTTGCGGTGCTAATTTAGAATGGGCCCAACGTGGAGGATATGATGCATCAGAATACGATAACGATGAAGAACGATTGGACGTATAATGGACAAAGATTTACGACTGCTGACATTGGCGATTGGTACGGGTTTGTTTATCGTATCACTAATCTCACTAATGGGATGGACTATATTGGGAGAAAGTATTTTAAAACCGTAAGGAAGTTAAATCCATTAAAAGGATTTAAAAGAAAACGTAAGGTCTCAAAAGAAACTGATTGGCAAGATTATTGGGGTTCAAGTAATAGATTGACCGAAGATATAGAGAAGTTAGGTAAAGAGAACTTCAAACGTGAGATCATTTGTTTGTGTAAGACTCGAGGTGATACAAACTATATGGAAGCGAAGATCCAATTTGATGAGAATGTGTTATTGAATGAGAATAATTATAACGGTATTATTGCTGTAAAGATTGGTGTAGGATCAGTAAAAAATTTAGCTGAAGACTATGTACAAAGCAATAAAAACATGTTATAATATACTTTAAATAATGAATATAGGTAAATTATGGTACTAGTAGACTTTAATGGTTTAGCAATCGGGTCCATCATGGGTCAGTTAAATCGTGGCGAAGAGCTTAGTGAAAACTTAGTTAAACACATCATTCTGAATAATCTCAGGATATATCGTAACAAATACAAAGAAGCTGATCATGGTAAAATGGTGATCGCGTGTGATAGTTACTCTTGGCGTAAGGATGTATTCCCGGAGTATAAGGCTGCACGTAAAGCTAATCGTGAATCAGATAAACATGATTGGAAAGAGATCTTTGATTTAATTGAATCTACTCTTAATGACTTACGTGAGAACTTCCCTTATGCTGTTATCAAGATTGATAGTGCAGAAGCTGATGATATTATTGGTGCATTAACTGTACATAAATCTGATTTTGGTGGTGAGGATGTAGTTATTATATCTGCTGATAAAGACTTTATTCAGTTACAACAATACGGTAATGTCACAGAACAATGGTCACCACTATTTAATAAAATGGTTAAAGATGACAATCCTCGTAAATACTTATTCGAACACTTACTCAAAGGTGATTCTGGTGATGGTGTGCCAAATGCTAATTCTCACGATAATGTATTTACTACAGGTTCAAGACAAACACCTATGACACAAAAACAGATAGACAAATACTGGGATAATCGTGATGATCTTGAAATGATTATGAAGCCTAATGTCTATCGTAACTTTATGCGTAATGTACAAATGATTGACTTGACTAATACTCCAGATGGTATTCGTGAAGCAGCTATAAATATGTACGAGAATTACACATATCCACCACGTGGTAATATACTCACGTACTTAATAGAACACCGCATGAAAATGCTTATTGATAATGCATCAGAGTTTTGAGCGAAGACGAACTAAGACAATTCATGGAGTATTTTAAAGATGAGTTACCTGATCCAGAGCATCATCCTCTTAAAGTAATGTGGTTATACAGATGGTGGAAAAGCATTGTTATAAGGAATAGAAATGCCGACATATAAATTTAAAAACAAAACAACTGGTGTTGAGTGGGAAAAGGAAATGAGAATTTCTGAATTAGACGATTACAAAAAAGAAAATAATTGTTCTATTGTAATTGGAGTACCTACTACAATATCAGGTCGTAAATCTTTATGGTCACAGACAGACGATGGTTTCAAAGATCGTATGAAAGAGATTGAGAAAAATGCAGGAAAAATGGGTTTAAAACAAACCGACTACGATAGATAATGTTTAAACATGAACCCATTGATTTAGGTTATAACGACCTAACTACTACAAACAAAGGTGGTAGAAAATATCAAACACCGAATGGTGATTATCCTTCTATAACAACTATACTTGGTAACCTAAGTAAGAAAGCTATTATGGAATGGAGAGAACGTGTAGGTGAAGAAGAAGCCAATCGTATATCTAGACAAGCTGCCGGTAGAGGTACTGCAGTTCACCAAGTCTGTGAAGATTATGTGAACAATAAACCTGATTATGACAAAGATTTAATGCCTAATATCTTGCATGACTTTAAGAGAATTAAGAATATATTAGACACAAGAATAGGTACAGTATACGGACAGGAATTGCCATTGTATTCTGATCATTTAGGAGTTGCAGGTCGAGTTGACTGTGTAGCAGAATTCGATGGTAAACTGTCTATTATAGACTATAAGACAAGTCGTAAGACAAAGAAAAAGGAATGGATCCATTCTTATTTCATGCAAGAATGCTTTTATGCTATTGCATGGGAAGAGAGAACTGGTATTCCTATCACTCAATTAGTAACAATTATCTCTGTGGATGACGCAGAACCGCAAGTATTCATTGAACACCGTGATAACTGGGATAAGGAACTCGTGCAGGTCATACACCAGTACACTTAAACTGGCACACCAATTCGCCGCATCTGGACCAGTAACTTTTTACACAAGCCCTCGTTTTTATGATATAATATAACTATATTAAACAATAAGGATAGACAATGAAAGTAGGAAATAGATCAAAAATCGGTAATAGAGAACAAAGAATGCAAGCTCGTTTTGAGAAGTTAGTTTCTAGAGTTGGTGAACTTGAGAAAGAAAACGCTAGTCTTCAAAGTCAAGTTAATTCTAACAAAGAAGCCTTTGATTGGGCAAGAGTGAAAGCTCATGTGAATAAACTTGTTCTTCAGAATGAAGATCTTAAAAAATTCATTTTAGATAACGATTGTGCTAACGGTATCGATGTTAACGGTAACTTTACACGAGTCTTAACTCAAAACGGTTCAATCAACTTGCTTAAATAAGCACACTATTTCTGTGACTATAAAGTTACACAAGCTATTCAAACTGTGATATAATATTACTATATTAAATAATAAAGGAGTCAAATATGACATCAGCCGAAATACTAGAAAAATACGAATCACCTTCAAGCGAAGCTTCTTTCGCTAAAGGTATCCCAATGAAATATCTTAAACTTATGCAATCATCATTGCTATATTATGATAGCTTAGATGGTGTTAAAGGTTTTAGATGGGTGTTTAGAGGTAAGTCTAAGCCTGGTTTTAAAAGACCACAAGCTTGGTGCCCTAAAGCTCATGCAGATACTTTTGCAATTTACGAAAGGAGTTTATAATGGGACGTTCAAAAGAACTACAAGATTTTATCGATGCTAACCCTGATAAGTTCAGGGTTGTATCACCAGAGGAGACTGCCAAGACTTTGCAAAAGCAAAGCGGCGGTTATTTTAAAGGACAATCAGTAATGGGTCCATCTAAGAAGAAAGGAAAATCATCATGAATATAAAAGAGCATAACGAAAATATGGAATCAATTAGATCATCTTACGACAGCATTATGAAGAGTGGTTACTCTATCATGGGTTGTATGATTCTTTGGATTGGAATTGAAATTGGGATGATGCTATAATGTGGGTTAAAGAATCAAAGCGTAAGACAATTGATAAGTTAGATGGTATTCGTTTACGATCAGCTAGACTATGGTTAGACAAAGATGGTTTCCATCCTTTCCTAGATCAAGATGATCTAACTAAACCTGACTTACAAAAGTCTATGGGATGTGCATATGCCGATCTTCCAAAGGAAGCATGGGATACTATGGACAGATATGATGAAGCATTAGCCAAAGGGAGTATATATGCCACGTGAAATAAAAGATAAAGTAATATTAACTGACTGCGATGGAGTTCTATTAGATTGGGAATTTCACTTTTATCGCTGGTTAGAAAAGACTGAAGGTCTACACAGATTAAGTGATGACTACAACGTTGCAAAAGCAGTTGGTGTCACACAGAAAACTGGTTCAAGGTATGTTAACTTGTTTAACAGATCAGAAGAAATGAAAAGGCTATCACCACTTCGTGATGCTATTAAATATGTCCGCAAGCTTCATGAGGAGCATGGATATATTTTCCATGTCATTACTTCTCAGACTAATTGCAAACTTGCACAAGAATATCGTAAAGAGAACTTGCGCAATGTATTTGGTGATGTGTTCGAAGGGTTTACTATTCTCAACACTGGTCAAGACAAAGATGAAGTCTTACTTAATGATTGGGGTGGATCAGAATGCTGGTGGATAGAAGACAAATCAGCGAACATTAAAATGGGTAACGATGCTGGACTAAACAGTATCCTTATCGATCATGCATGGAACAGAGACAATGAATATGTTTGTGCTCGTGCAAGAACTTGGAAAGACGTTTATAATATAATTGAAGGAGATTTATAATGGTAGTAACAGCTGAAAATAGAGAAGAATACTTCAGATCACAAAATAAATTTTATGTAGCTGGTTGGGTAGCGAATGAACAATGTGAACTACCACAATCTTTACCTGAGTCTTGTAGGGATAACCCTGTTGTTGTCAAGCAATATGAAGATTACATTGCTGGATATGGAGATTGCGTTGCGAATATCGAATGTTTAAGCGCTGAGATTGTATAAATAAGCCTATATCACATAGGATAATTAAATGTCGACGACACAATTGTTTGAGGCGCTTGAAGATAACGTCAAGCGTATGGGTATGATGGGACAGTGGTATCAAAGGTATGACATATCTGAAGCTGCTGAAAAATCAAGAAGAATTATTGATGAATTAAAGAAGGAATTGGACCCACCGTGTGGTATGAGTAGAAAATGAATGGGAGGTAACCATGGCGTTACTGGAAGATATAGTTAATTTTTGTAAGAAAGAATTGAGTATACCTCAAGAGATTTTAGTATCTGTAGAGGTTGAAGATATATCAGAAGATAATGTTAAAGGTTGGACCACTGATTCTGCAGAAGATGATGAGTACGATATTGAGATTGATACAGGTCTTAGTTTCAAAGAAACTATCTTAACTTTGTGCCACGAGATGGTACATGTCCAACAACTTCACGAAAATCGTGAGCTTGATGAAAATGAAGCTTATGAAAAAGAGAGTACGTTGTATAAAAAATATATAAATAACTCTCAGTAGTTAGTCCCTACTCAAAAAAGGATATTTTTGTTTAAATAAAAAGGAAAGTATATGTTTAAAAAACTACTAGTCGCGACGGCGGCAATGGCAGTATCCGCAACTACGTTTGCTGGTATTAGTCTTTCGGGTTTGTATGAGGGTACGCTAGATTCACATGGCACATACTCTCAAGACATTCATACTACGATGAAGGGAACTGCAGGCGCGTCAAGCGTAACCGTTGTTCTTGATAAAGATTTCAGCGTAGATGACATGTGGGTAGAGAGCACAGCTGGTGTTCTTACTCTTAAAATTGGTGACTGGTCAGGAGATGATCCTGATGTAACAAAGATCGGTGTAAGCACTACACTAGGTGCATACACAGTTGGTCTTAGCCAAGTAAGTGGTGGTTCTACTGAGGTAGATGCAAGTGGAACAATTGGTGGTATTGCATTAGCAATGACTAACATCACAAATGAAGCAAGAGAAACTACTGCTTCAATTACATCTGGTGGTGTATCAGCTAAAGTGGTACACAATAAAGTCACAGCAGGACATAACGCTGAAGTTACAGTTGGTACAACTGTTGCTGGCTTAGGTCTTGAAGTAGTTCATGATAGAAATGCTGGAGCAACAAATGACAACGAAGTATCGGTCTCTCGTGCCATTGGTACTCTAGGTACTGTTAAAGGTACTTGGAACAAGACAGATGCAGCGACTCCTGTTACTACAAAGACTGTCGAGTTAACTCGTGGTATTTGGACAGGTTCGTGGTCACAAGTTGATAGCGCAGACGCTACAGTTAAGCTTGAGGCAAAACTATCGTTCTAACTTAGATATGGTACTCTAAGTAACTCGGGGGACTTTCCTTATTAGGTCCCCCATCTTTAAATAATGGAGAAGTCATGGAATATAACAATACAAAACTTATGAGCGAATACTACAAAGATGATGGTAGTGTTGCAAAGATTTATCAAGTAGTAACAGGAATGGATGGAGAACATTCGTTCTTTTCAATAACATACAAAGACCCAGCCGGTAATCGTATTATGCAAGAAGATTTTCCATACAAAGCATTACAATATGTGGAAGATGCTGCAGAAAACTGGACTAAGGGTATCAAATTATTAAAGGGTTAAAAATATGTCAGATTTCGATTTTGGTTTTACTCTTGTAGACGAAGATGAATTAGACGTTGCACAGAAACTAGAAACAACAAAAGCAGCAAGTACATCAACACAAGATAAACTAGACAAATTATACAACGCAATCGGTCCGTTGTTAAACAACTTGAAGGCAAATCCTGAGAAGGAATATATCAAATGGCCTAATCGAGTTGAGAAGGTAGAAGCCTTTGAAGATCATATTCAAAAAATTTATAAAGGCTAGTATGTACAAAGGTCTATATACATGTTATAATATACCTAACACAAACTAAATAGGATTACATTATGGCAAAACGTAAGATGAGTGAAGAGCAACGTAAGGCAGCTGCGGCCAATCTGGCCAAAGCAAGAGCAGCAAAGAAACCTGCTGCATACAAAAGTATCGCACCTAATGTTATTGCATTAGATGACGACCATGGGTTATCTCTAGTCAATGTAAAGAGATATATCAAAGCAACCACAGAAAAAATGGCAGCATTAAGACGTGGTGTTCAAACCGGTGAAAAAGGTGCACTTGCAAAATACGAATCAGCAAGAGTATATAAAAACCATTGCCAAACTTATTTGAGAGAAGGTGTATGGTCACTTGATTTCTATGGTGAGAACGAAGAGAAACCTATTTATTGGTCTACGCTTGTTCCAGCTTATGACAAGGATGGAGTTCAAAAATGAGTGAGGATATAAACAAGAAAGCATTCTCAAACTTAGTTGAAACTTATGTCCGTACTCATAGAGGCTGTGCATACATGGATGCAGTGATTACCGTTTGTGAAGACAATGAGATTGATATTCGCGATAGTAAAAAACTGATCTCAAAGGAAATAGTAGAGCATATAGAGTATGAAGCAAAGAAACTCAATCTACTACAAGGTGGGCATTCACCAGTTTTGCCTGTATGAGAATGACAGGATATGAGGCCTTTACATTACATAACGCAATTAACCTCCACTTTAATGGATCTTACGATTGCTTTAAGTATAATTTTAAAACTAATGTAACTGAAAAAACTTATTGGAAAAGGCCAGACAAATTTCAGTTAACAAAGATTGGTAAAAGGTTTAAGAGTAAAGATGATATTATTATGTACTTTGCTGCACATCAAGTAGCAGGTAATAAGTATAGTGGTGATATGATCAGAGACGAAGAGACTTATACCAAGTTCCTAAAGATTATAGATAGTATGTCTTATGTATTTAGGAATGAGTTAGAACAGATTTCAGATGTAAAGTTTGATGATCTATTGGAAATAGAAGATACATATCCAAGGATAATCCAGCTTCATCTCGAAGGCACAGTGTCGTTAGAGACTGTGTGTATAATAAACCGCTTGACTGGGTTTATTGATAGGGCGAACAAACAGATCACAGAAACTATTCTATGGCCTGATTTGTTTAATAAGATATCGAAATATCAGGCTTTCTTAAAGTTTGATGACAATAAGTTTAAACGTATTATTGTTGATATCTTTAAATAAAGTATGTACTTTTGCAAAAAGTATGATATAATATAAACGATATAAATTAATATAAATTTTTAAAGGAGATGTACAATGAGTTTTGCAGACTTAAAGGCAAAGGCTAATGACATGAGCGCATTAGTGGGTGCGGCCGGAACAGGCACTCAAGAAAAGAAATCATATGGCGACGATCGTATGTGGAAACCCACGGTAGATAAAGCAGGTAACGGATATGCTGTTATTCGTTTTCTACCAGCAGTTGAAGGTGATGACTTACCTTGGGCTAAATACTGGGATCACTTCTTCCAAGGACCAACTGGACAATGGTATGTTGAGAAATCACTGACTACTATTGGTAAGGACGATCCTGTGTCAGAGATGAATTCTAAACTTTGGAATACAGGTATTGAAGCTGACAAAGATCTTGCACGTAAGCGTAAGCGTAGACTACACTATGTGTCAAATATCTATGTTGTCTCAGATCCTGAGAATCCTGAAAACGAAGGTAAGGTATTTCTATATACCTATGGTGCTAAAATCTTTGAGAAGATTATGGATAGCATGCAACCTAAGTTTCAAGATGAAACACCAGTTAACCCATTTGATATGTGGAAAGGTGCTAACTTTAAAATGAAGATCGCTAATGTTGCTGGTTACAGAAACTATGACAGATCTGAATTTGCTCCTGCTGAAGCATTAAATGCCGATGACAATGTGCTCGAAGGTATTTACAATAAGCAGTATGCACTAAGTGAGTTTACTGATCCATCATCATTTAAATCTTACAGTGAGCTTAATCTTAAGCTAACTCGTGTATTAGGTGAGGAAGTTAAAATGCCAGCAGTCGAAGATGATGCTCCATTTAATGATGCACCTGCAATGTCTGATCCTGTTGCGACAGCTGCTGATCCAGTAGCCAGAGCTGATTCAGACAATGATGATACTATGAGTTATTTTGCTAAACTAGCAGCTGAAGCTTAAGAGTTAATCAGTTTGAGAAGGGGACGA